TTTTCAGCGATATCTCGATTCATTTTAATGAATTCAGGACGCTCATAAATTAATTCTCGTGTTTTAAACGAAAAATACTCTAATTGAAGGACTTGTAAAAATTCTGTTATGCTTAAATCTCTACTTTTCATAATAACAAATTTGGAGTTGTAAATCTACAAAATAAAACTACAACTCCAAATTTTTACACTTTCAATTTGCAAATTTTCTAAATTCCTTAACAGCTTCTAAATAATCAACCTTTTCGCTCCAAGTCCAATTTCCATAAATATCATTCATCAATCTCTTTATCATTCTTACTACCGCTGCTTTAGCGTAATTAATCTTCTTATTCATTTCTAAGAATTGCTCCAACACTTCGTAATTATAATGACCTTCTTCATCAAATAATTTCTCATCCAATTCATTCCTTATATCTTTTAAAGAAGAAACTTCATTCATCTTTTCAAATATTGCTGTTCTTTTATCTTCTCTTGTCTTCATTTTATTAGCTCTTTTAATTATGACCTAAAGGTCCGACCTTTATTTCAATGGAGCAACAAATCCTATAAAAATTTTTTCAATACTCTAAAATTAATAGGATCGATCAAATTATCAAGAGCATCTAACAATTCTTCACAAGTTGCATTTCCTGGGTCTTTGCTAGTATCTTTCAACAATGCTATCTTTGTCTCAAAAGATTTCTGTAAATTTAATGCAGAGCTTTTTATCTGATCAGGTTTATCTGGATCGTACATCAATATGACTCGCTCAATCTTCTTCTTTTGTAAAAAAGAAATTTGCTCCTTACTTATACTGTTGCCAAATGTAAATACACACCTGATGCTTTCGTCTTCTCTAAGATTCAACTTAGAATCAAGACCAATATAATCAAAGAGACCTTCTACTATTATAACAACTTGTGTTTTCTCTGAAATATCATCGTAACCTCCTAATATCTTGGTAAAATCAGTCTTACTATTCTCATATCTTAATTTTGGTTTTATCCCCTTTTCTTTCGCTTTTTTCAAATTCATCTCATGCCATTCTTTAGAATGACGACTACGAGCTAACCAAGCGATTGTCTTACCATTCATCTTCATCTTGAAAATGATATAATTCTTTAATTCTCTTTCTAAAGGGGATTCGGTAAATGATGGTTCAAATTCATCATAATGAAACTGTTTAAAACCTCTAGAATTTAGATATTCATCATCTACTAATCTTTGTAACTTAAATGGTAATGAAACAGCTTTAAACACTATATCATCCTCTTTTTCATCTTCCTTTTCAGGAACTAATTCGACTAGGGAGGATTTAATACTATTTTCATAGTGATTTCTTATTAAATCTAATCTATCAATCTGTTTTAAAAATTCAAAAGCACTTGACTTTTTACCACATTTAAAACAATGGAATATAAAAGAAGTGTTGTTATCGCTAAATACGATTCCCCACTTCTTTTCACCTTTACAAAAAGGACATGCGTTATTCTTGTCCTGAAAAAACCCTCTAGCTCCAAATGGAGTTAGATTTAATTCAGAAATAATCTCATTCCTATCGATCCTAATCATATCACAGTGACTTCTTGAGTTTCTTTCTTCTTACCCTTACGTAATTTATCCTTTCTCTCAGGTTTATCGGCAGTCGTTGATATAACTTCGGAACTATCGTTGTATAAAGCCATAGTACGCTTACGATTATAGAACCTACCACGACCATAATCAGTAGCGATAGAAAAGATTTCTTGACTACTCTTGTAATCACGAAGTTTGTCAACAAAGATTCTACATTTCTCATCTTTCTTCTCTTGCATTGTAATATTTCCAGTAAATACAAATGAATAAGGCTTCACAAGAGTTCTATCACCTTCAGTATTAGAACGATCTATATGTTTCATTTCATTATTCCAGACATCCATAGGTACATCACCTGTTTGTGTAGCTGTTATACCAACCATTTTAAATTCGACACAAATATCTTTAAATAATTGTGAACATTTCTGTAATCTAAACTTAGTAAATTCTGGATCATTGTCTATCTTCTTGTTTACACCAGTCATTAGAAGATCTAACGAATCGACGATCAATAGTTGTGGAAAATGACCATATACTTTTTGGTATTCAATGCATAGATTTCGAATATCAACCATTGATGCTTGACCGAATTTCTCAAATCCATAGATGTCAATATCTTGACCAAAAGATTTCATGTCTCTTAAAGTTTTCATGATCTGTTTTTCATCTTCTTGTTTTAAAAGACCTTTTTTGATATCTATGTAACTTTGATTTGTCCACATTTGATCGTATTTGTCTGTACAAGCATCAACACCACCTTCTAATTGTATGTGTAGCACTGAAATGCTTTCAAGTGCTGCTGCGTATCCATGCCATTTTAATACGGTTGATTTTCCAACACCAGATCTCATAATCCACAATACCGTATCTCCTGGATCTGCGCCACCATAACTAATATCATCAAGACGATCAATTCCCAAAGAAACTTTGTTTTGGACTTTAGCGATCTTATTTTCATCATATCTCTTCTTCATCCTTTCTTGAAATCCTTCGAATACTCGAATAAATTTCCCACCAGTCTTTCGAAGTGATATTTCTAATATTCTTTTACTTTCTTCTGCATTGACTTTAATCGCTTCATCTCTTTTACCTTCTTCGTATAAATCATGAACCTTTTTACTAAGAAGTTCAAATTCAGTCTCACGAATAAAAGATTCTAGTTGATCAATGATTAATTCTTTGTCAACTAAACGAGCTTTCTTAATCTCTTTGATTGATTCTTGAACAGAATCATTATCAGCGTATTTCTGAGCAATAACTCCTAAAGAAGGTGTTATCTCCTTTCCAATGAATTGTTCGACTGCTTCTTTCAATAGAAACTTATAACCAACCCACTCTTTAGGGATCAATTGGTAAGTCATATGACCTGAAACCATTCTCATGATATTTCCATCAATGAACATCAATTTGAATAGCTCTGCCATAAAATTTTCATTCAACTTTCTCATATCGTGTTTATTTGAACCGTTATATGACTATCTTCACGAAGACTATTAATCGCTATAAATGAACTCATACAAATATCATCATGAGAACCAACAGCTTCTAATTTACCTCTATCACTTCTAAAAGTGATAGAAGAAAATTCGCCAAAAATTATTTTCACCATTTCTCTTGTCGGTCCTACTGCATATGGTATTTTTATTTGACCTCTTTCAAACATTGCCGAAAGACTTGGTAAACCGGTGTGAAGATCCTTCTTATTACCTTCTGTTGTCGTAAAAGTCTCAATGTTTTTCAAACCTCTTTCCCTTGCTAGTCCACTTAAAATACTTTGAAAACCATTAGCTTCACATACAATTTTATTGGGTTTGAATAAAGTGTTAAATAATACAATTTTATCAACTTGCTCATTGTGACTCATTCCTTTCTGTCTATGGATCGCTATTAAATAATAATTATCCATAAAATCGATCCCCCATACTGTGTAAACTGTATAGTCTGCACCGATATTACCAGAAACTGCAAAATCACAACCAACAACAACCCTTTGTAATTTAAATGGAAAGTAATCGATAGTATCTGCAAAAGAAATATTTTCCATCCCAACTGTCGATCTCATTAAAAACTCATAAGGGAAAATAGTACTACTATCTGCAATAGGAACTACTAAGTATTCACGACTGAATACCATTGTACCTAACTCATCTTTTTTCTGAATAATATCATCAAAAGTATATCTATCTGGAGCAAGAGGACGTCCATCTGGAAATATTATCGGATACTCAAAGACTGCAAAACGTTTATCAGCTTTAATAATATTATAAAGTTCATTAGGAGCAGTTGAATATGGTGTACCTGATACAATCAAATATCCATAGGGTTCAACAATAGGAGTAATAGTTCCTCGAAAAGTTTCTTTCAATTTTTCTCTTTGTTCATCACTATAAATAGAGCTTTCATCAGGTACATCGTCGATAAGAGCTGATCCAACGTGAAGACCACGAATAAATCCATCTTTACCACGAACGTGAAGGATCGATCCAGTCTCCGTTTCAATCATTGTTTCTCCTAATTTCGCTTTCTTATTAAAATTTAATTTATTGCTTAAAATAGGATTTGTTTCGATCTCTTCAATGATTTTACCTACGTGGATCTTAGCAAGAGTCATTGTATTAGTAATGAGAGCTGTCTCTTTTCTATTCTTATTATCGATCGTATCTCCAGCATAAAACAATGGCTTTGTATAACTATATAATCTCCATAATGGGAATGCATAGCACCATTCATAACTTTTTCCTGAACCACGACTACAAAGATAACTAGACCAAGGAAATAATTGAGTTAAATTACCCCATTCTAAATTTCTCCATCCCATCATAAAATTAGATAAGACAGTCGCACAAAAATAATTGAAAGACAATATTCTCAATCTCTCATCCATAGCTGCAGCTAGATTGTCAATGTACGAAAGATTTTCAGTATCTAACGATCTACCGAAATTCATTGCCATATCAGTTTGATTAACAATCTCTGTTAGAAGTTTATCTATATCCTCAGAATAACCTTCTAACAATTGATTGATCGAATGTGCAGGCAATCTTTCAATTATATCGTTTGCCGCAGAATATAACCTCCTATTCTGTAAGAGTGTAAATTTACTAGCTGGTTTATCTTGTTCAGTCCAATCTTGCTGTTTAACCATCATAATTGAAACTTTTCTCTAAATCTAGTGAATCCTGTTTCTTGTGAAGTGCTATTTGTAATAGATGAAGAAACATTTATCCCTCTCAATAATTTTATATATTCGATCCCTAACAAAGCATTTGCTTTTGTATCGTCTAAAGCTCTGTGAGCATTAACAAGATCAATATTAAACAATTCACAACAAGTATGTAACTTATAATCTTGTTGTTCTAACGCTGCCATATGAGCAATTTGCATTGTATCAAGATAATATTTAACATAATTATCAATGCTATCTCCCATATATTCAAAGAAATTTTTCAAAAAAGGAGTATCAAATCCAACAGCATTGTGCCCTGCAATTGTACACATTTGTCGAGGATTCTTATATTTTTTGAAAAGATCCAACCATTTTTTGTAAATTTCTTTCAAAGGAACTCCTTTTGATTCTTGAATTTCTTTAGTAATACCGTGTACAGCTAATGCTTCTGCTGATACAGGAAGAAGATCTTCTTTGTAATCTGATTCAAAAATCATAGAACATTCTTCGCAAATTTCTAACTTTTCCATATCAACAACTACCATAGCTGTTTCAACCAATGGAACTTCGTAAAAAGCTCTAGCATTTTTATTGGGGAGACCTCCAGTTTCAAAATCAAAAAAAATGATATATTTACTACTTGTCTTCATTATTTTGGATATTATAAAGTTTTACACTACAATTTTGCTGTTCTACTTCAACAATTTTGTTACCACCTAGATATTCTGGTAATTTACCTCGATTGATGTAGCCTAATACATCTCTAGGATTGAATCTTTCATTTGAATCTTTCTTTGAGAAATTATCATTCAAAAATTTTGTTATGCCTGTTAAATTTGCACTTTTTAATAAATACTTCATACTTTCATTATCATCTGAATCTTATCGAAATCTCTATCTCTTGAATCTACGTCACCATAGATGATCCTTAAATTTTTAATAGGATTGTCTTTGAGATTAACTTCTTCTGGCATCTCATTAATATTAAGGACTGCAGCTCCATTACTATCCCAATCTTTACTATAAGTCAACACATAATACTTTGGAAGAGTAATTACCCTATCACCACTTCCAAGTGTGATAAATTTACTTTTTGACTGTTCAAGATTTTTTTTGAAAAGATATCTTTTCAAACATTCATATCGAAATTCTTTAAAACTTTCTTCATCTTCTACTTCAATCAATGTCTTTAATTTAGAAGATATAAGACCTGTTGAAGGATTATCTTCAATGATTTTAAGACATAAATCAAGAGCTTTTATCAAAACCAATCTATGTAACATAATCACTCCCTTTCATTAAAATCTTCAAACTTGTGACAAGCTGAACAAAGAAGTCTAATATTATTTTTATCCATCTTCAATTCAGGATAAGCTCCACGAGACTTTATATGTGAGAAAAAAATAGGCTTTGGATCGTTTCCAAGGTCTTTTCCGCATTTGGTACATTTATGAGGTCTCTCATTCCATATTTCTTGAAATAAAGATTGGAGATCCCCTCTTCGCTCTCGTGTTACTTCTTTATCACAATCTTTACACAACCACTTAATCCTATTATAAATCAAATGATTTGTACCACATTTTACACATGGACGAACTTCTTCTTTAACCTTCTTTCTCCACATATTTATGATATTCTCTCATTGCTGATAATATACCTTGATACACTTCTTCATCAAATAGAACGTTGTCTATCCGATCTTTGTTATAGTTCAATGATTTTGAAATTTCGTTCCACAAAATCATCTCTTCTTCAGTTTCGTACCTTTTCTTTTCCATAATCATTCTGTTTTACATACATAAAAATATCTACAACTCTTACATTTCATCTCATTAAAAAGACCACCAAACGACAAACATCTTATATAACCTCTAGGAGAGGAAAAATCTTTTTGTCGTTGTTCGTCAAAATATCTTTCACTTATTTTTGTCGACTCATCTTTAATAGGTGATCTTAATTTATAAGATTGAACAAACTTTGAAGTCATGTATTGTTGTTCTGTTGTTCTTTCATTCCATCGTTTCAAAGCGTTCTTACCTATTATATGATTCAATGGTATAACAGGAAACTTTGTTCCTGTAATTACTTTAAAACTAAATTGAAATAGCAGATATTCCCATAAATCAATACTAGAATCTTCTACTCTACTCAGGAAAATTGAAAGAGTAGATTTTTGTTTCTTATTGATTTTTAGACGAAAACTTGGGTTATTCAAGACACTACCTTGAATATACTCGTACAACTCAACAAACTTTTCTTCTAATGACATACAATGTTTGTATCTTTGATTTTAAAAGTAAAGGATGAATTAATCATCCTTTTACCTTGTAAATATACAAAATTAATCTATCACTCCCAACTAATTTGAAAAGCAATGGATTCTTCTGTTACCTTTTCTATAGGTTTGTACCTGTTTTCAGTTGCAGTATCTTTTTCAGCGACATTATTGTAATCTTCTATCACAGTCTTCTTATCAATAGATCGACACAGCCATAAACCTATTTCTTGATCAATCTCCATATCCCCAATAGTAGCTTTGTCAAGTTCAGTCGCTTGATGAAATTCAGCGTAAAAAGGTTTACTAAAAATATCTGGGATCATTTCAAAGAAAGGTTGTCCTTCATTATTCTTATCAGTTTGAACAGCAGCTAATTGAAAAGAACCATAACTACCTTCTGGTGTTTCAAACCAAAGTTGAACATTTTTAACTTCAACTCCTAGTTCGTTTTTCAAAATCAAACCAATATATTGAGTCTCACCTTTTACAAGTGAAAGAAGACTCAATTCATCAAAAACATTGTTATCTTGATCATTGGGTACTGGAGTTGAAGATTTAAAACCACCCAACGAATTGACTAATTTTGATTGTGGATCGTTGTATCCAGAAGATACTGTATAATATAATCTCATTAATTTGCTGTTTTTAAATTTCCTAAAGCCCAATACTCACTCTTGATCGTATTATCAATGGTAAATGTACCATTTGTATTCTTGATACGAGCAATGTAAAATTCATTATCTCCTTTTTCAGGAGGAGTTTCTACAGAAGTTTCCTGAATCAAAGAAATCTCATAATAATCATAAACATAAAGACCTTCTCTCTGAGATTGTGAAAATACACCACCAATAGGAAGAGTTCCTAATACAATCGGTCTTAAATTTGATTCTGCGACAAAAGTCGTATTAGAAGTCAAGACTAAATTTTGATTATCGATAACATTGACAACTTGGTAAATACCATTATTTAACGGTATGGAACCATCGTCTTTTACGAAACGAATACATGTAGGTGTGCTCGTTGATTGACCTCTTACTTTACCAGAAAAATCTGCAGTACCAGAAACTACACCTTTAGTGTTAACTGAAACAATACCAAGTTCATAGTTTCTAGTTGCATATGCGATTTTCACCCAATAGAATAGGCTATCATTAGGAACTTGAATGTTGTCTTCTACATCAATCTTTATAAATTGTCCTAAACTATTGATCGCCATTCCTGGTAAAACCTTGATACTGTTTGCAACAGAACCTTGTTGTACAATAAAAGGATCGTTATATTCTACTCCGCTAGGAGCGGTTCCACTACCATTGGCTTTAGCTGGATTATTGGTGATAATACCAAAACTAAATGTTGCTTGTAACAATGCTTGAAAAAGCATTTCACTTGCAAAGAAAGATTGGAAATTGACCAATTCTTCCTTTTCTAAGAACATGTTTCTATTAATATTTAATTGACTCATATATATTAAAAATTTATTTCCAACCTGACGGAATCAAATTTGAATAAGATATTTTTGAACATCCTTTGAAAGTTTGATAATGTGATGCTGATGAAGGAGCTAAATCCCATAACCAACCCAATGTAATAGGTTTAGATTCTGCAATAATTGGCATAGATCGTAATTCACTACAATTTAAGAAAGCATAATTCCAATTTGTAACAGTAGAAGCTATATTTTGCGATATAACAATTACTTGCAATGAGTTATAAGTCGAATTACCAACTCTTATACAACCATTCAAGAATTCTGACATATTTTGTAGAGAAGTACAACCATCGAATGTACCATGAGAAGATTCAACTCCTCCATCTGGAGCCCATTCCGTCAAATTAGTACAATTCTTGAAACAAGAGGCTACTGTAGTCAATCGAGATTGACCAGCAAAAAATCTTGGTGGAATTCTTTGTACACCAGAACCCTCAAAAGCTCTTGCCCAAGTAGTCACATTTCCATTCTCGATCTTACATCCAGAAATATCTGTCAATGATTTACAATCAATGAAAGACCAACTAAAACTAGAAGCACTAGTAGGGAAACAATCTGAACCTATACTACTCAATAGTGTACAACTATGAGCTAATACATTAAAATTGGTAGCTCTTGTACAATTCCTAAAACATCTGGCTGGAATACTCCTTAGATTGGTACAAGAAGAAACTAATCCTTCAAAAGTAGTCGCATATACACAACTGTCAAATAAACCAGAAGGAATCGAAGAAATTCCACTGTTTGCAAACGTGTAATAAAACGATTCTGCATTTCGTGGGAAAATAGAGCTACCAACACTTGAAAGTGAACTACAACCATTGAAAGCTGATTCAAAATCAGTGCCATTTCTAAATGGACTACCTGATACACTTGAAAGCGACTTACAATCTCTAAATACACTAGCGAATAATGTAAGATTACCTCCAAATAAATCCAAAGGTACACTTGTCACTCCAGAACCTCTAAAACAATTACTAGCATCACTTCCTGATACATTCAATAAAAGCCCAGAAGGGATGCTTCTTAAAGCCGTACAATTTCTAAACCAACTCTCTATTGATCCACTAATATTTGGTGAACCAGATGCTAAACTTGATAAGCCTGTACAACCATTAAATACACTTGTTCCACTTATTGAAAATGATCCTGGCCATTGTGTAACAGCTAAGACACTTGTGTTATTTTGACAGTTGAAATTTAACGTACTAGGATTGGTCCTAGATCCTCCTACCATCTTCAACTCATTACCAGACCATTCATAATCAACTGAAGATCCAAAACTCGGAAGTCTTTGGCTACTCATTCGAAGAATCAGTGCCCTATAAAGTGTAACAGCAAGACCTGTTGTACTGACAGCTATTCGTCTAGTTGTTATCGGCAAACAACTAGAATCTTCTACTTTCAAAAGAACATATGCTGAATATGGAGCGTTTATGATGTATTTCCCTTGATAATCAGAAGATCCATTACCACTACTAACTACTACATTAGAATTAGCAGATTCATATACAGTATATGATATATTGACTCCAGATGCATTTGAACCATCAATTAAAGTCGTCACTGTAAATTCTCGTAACGAATAAGTCAATGAAACTTGTTGATTAGCATCATTATTCGAAACTTGAACAGTGCCTTCTTTATCATAGTAACCTACAGCTTGTATCGTCCAATTATACAAACCATTTCTCTTATCTGGAAACGTCACTTTTCCACTAGTATCTGTAGTCTTTGTATCACCGTCTAATACTATTGTTGCATTAGGGACAGCATTGCCATTAGTATTTGTAACTGTAAAATTAATATTATATGTCTTGTTTGTCAATAATACATTGATTGTTTGAGGTGTATCTGTAATCGATACTTCACCTGGAACAGAAGTGTATTCTGGACGCTTAGAAACTTCGTAATCATACGAACCGATTGGAAGGGTGTATTCTGCCTTACCTTGACTATTCGTAATTCTGGTAATATTGTTACAAACAACAGTCGCAGCTTCCACTGGTTTCCCTAAATCATCGACAACCATGAAAATTACTTGACCATTTCGTCTAACCAAATTTATATCAAACACATAAGGAGCACTGTTCACGACAAATTGTCCTTGTTGTGAAGCATAAATCGTTTTCTTTGCCGTCCAATTATAGGAACCATTAGGTAGTTCAGTCGATACTTTTCCTTGGCTATCTGATTCTCCAGAATAAGATCCTAAAGTAACAGTTGCACCAACTGAAATTTGACCTTCTTCTCTTACAGTCGCAGTCACTTGATACATCTTTTGTGACATTGTTACATTAACCGTTTCTGGACCTCCATTTACACCAAATAAATCTGTGATAGTGTGATATTCGTTTAATGTCGCTGTATAATTAAAAGATCCATCAGGTAAATTGATAGTTGCTTGTCCCTGTGCGTTTGTAGTTATAATAGGATTGTTTTCTACCTGAATAGAAACACCAGAAAGTTTTTTATTATTATCATCTTGTACTACAAAAGTAACAACATAAACTTTTTGGTTCATTCTGATTTCAATATCAGAATCCTCATCAACAGAAATTGTATTTTTATAATCATTGTAACCAACTTTCGTCGCTGTTAAAGAATACGATCCAGCCTTAACAATGAAACTTACTTGACCACTTGAATCAGATATTTTAGTTGAACCGGCAAAAGTTACTGAAACACCTGTCAACAATGAAACTACCCCTTGATAATTAACACCTCTTGTTGTAAATGTCACATTATAAGTAGGAACTGGATTCATTGTTATATTTTGAGTCACTGGGGCATTAGTTACAGTCACAGATCCTGTGACTGGCAACCAATCAATTTTTTCAATTCGATAATTGAAAGTACCTACTAAAACATCTTTAAAAACAGCTTGTCCTTGTTCGTTGGTGTCAATATATGTATTGTTAAAATTAATTCTAGCTCCTTGAATAGGATTTGAAGAAGAATCTTTCACAATAAAAGTTACATCAAAAATAGGGATTAATTGCATCGTGACATTTTCAATCATATCGTCACGAACAAGAACTGACTTATCAACTGGATAATACTTTTCCTTTTCAACTGTATACAGATATAAATCTGGATAAGCCATGAAGAATATACTACCATCTTGACCTGTTGATTTAACCTCATTGTTGAACTTGACAACAGCTCCTGAAATAGCTTTAGCTTGTTCATTCTTGACAACAAAAGTTACCTTACGTTTATAAAGTTCTCCTTGCATTTGTATATAACAAATCTGCTCATCTCCTTCGATTTCTTCTTCTACATATAGAACATTATTGACAATAGAAATGAAAAGGTCTTTTTCAACTGAATAAAGATAATCACCAGGATAAAGATCAAGAGTTACTTCACCATTAATATCTGTTTGCAATTCTTGATCTGCTATTGTAATAGTAGCTCCTTTAATATATTCTTTTCTTTCAGAAAAAACCTTGAAACGTACAGTTGTTTTTGTAAGAGCTTTAATCTCTTCACTAGCAAAAATATTTTTATATGAAACTAAATAAGTTTCTATAAATTGATCTATAGTAGATGTAGAAGAATAAGAATTATTCCTATAATAGGAAGCGATTATGTTTTTCTCCCCTAGATAACCTTGATAGAAAGGTAAATATATTGGTTTGATCTTTATATCATAAATATTCAAATTTGAACTAGCTTTAGTTCGATCTTGAACCAAATGCAAAGACATGTATTTGATACCTTCTACAAATCTTAATCCTCTTCCATTAGGGAAATTCAGGGCTACTTCGTCGACAAAACTTCTATTTTTCTTTGAAATTGTTGCTCTTAACTCATAATAAATATCAGCGTTGTTTAACGTAACAGAAGCGTCATTTTTAACAAATGAATTACTTTGTACTGTACCAATCGATTCAATACAAGAAACAGGTCTTTTCAATTCATCATAAACTTGAACGCCAAAAGTCAAATTCATGTTTTGAATATTATCTGTTTTCAAACGTAAAGAAACTTGATAAGCTAAATCTTCATCAACTACTAGAAGTTTATCTAAATTTCCTTCTGAACTGATTCCTACCAACTCATTTCCTATAAAAGTCATGGTTTGAATAGGTTCATTATCATTGTTTACATCAGCTTGTAGAATAACACCACTAGGATTGATCAATGGATATGCATCCAAATTTTCAATATTACTTGAACATTCATAGGCTTTGGTTATATTCTCAACTGTATCTGTCCTATTCCAAGTAGGAGAACTATGTCCTAATGTCCAACCACTATCTTTAGGAGCTAGAAGAGCAAAGATGAATTCATTTAAATCGTTGTATCGAATCAAACGAAGAAGTTCCCCTAATATAGTACCTTCTTTTGAAACGATATCCATACGACCTCTTTTTCTATACTCTTCTACATAGTTGTTGAAAAGATATTGCATTTGTTCTGTCGTATCAACAGTATCGGTTACCAAACCTCTTTCTTTGATAAAGATATCAAACAAGATCTTATTTACATCAATCTCTTCATATTGCCGTCCATACAACACAACAATCGCAAAAAGATGTGTTACAGATCCCCAAAACGAAACAAAATCTTCATTTTGTTTATTGAAAAAAACAGGAAGAATACCTGGACTACATATTTTATCCAAAACATTTTGTGCCCAAGCCTGAATTTTAACATCGTTCTTTTCAAAGAATTTTTTAAATATAGTTCTATTGTATATTATATCTGCCATAATTAAGTTGTTTCCAACGATTCAAAATTACTAAAATGAAAGCAAACCACAACCAACAACAGTGTCAAAGCAAACTTTTCAACCGCATAAAGATATCTACTTCCTTCATAACAAACAACATTCATTTTGTTTTTATACACCTCAATCACTCTCCAGAAGGCAGCTAAACTTGTACAGATCACGACTCCACTAGATACAGAAACTAACTATTCTGAATCTATGGATATCACCTTTGAAAATGTTAATGTTTTAGTAGTTGGTGGTGGTGGTAGTGGTGAATCTGCTACTACTAGAGGTGGACGAGGTGGAGGTGGAGGTGCTTTGTTATATGTTTCAGATGCTAGTCCAAGTGAATATAAAAATCAAAATATTAAATATAAAATTGGAAATGGAGGAACGGAAAGAAATGGCTTTGATTCAATTCTGATTTTATCAGGAATTAGTATCAAAGCCGGTGGTGGTTATTATGGTACTAATAATGGTGATTTAAGTGGTGCTGGTGGTGATGGATACAATGCATCTAAACCAGGCGCTGGTGGAGGTGGAGGTAATTATACTCCAGGTGTAAAATACGGAGGTGGCGGAGGTGGCGGAGTAAACGGAGCTGGATCTATATCAAGTAGTGACAAAAGTGGTATTGGTGGACAAGGAGTGTCTTCTATAAATCCTTCCACAATAAACAACACTTCTTATAAAGGCGGTGATGGTAATGGTAGTGTAATTAAAGGAGGCCCTGCTGGTACAAATCCTATAGGGTCTTCAATGTCAATTCCACTGTTCGCTTTAGGTGGTACTGGAAAAGGTGGAGATGGGAGTTATCAAGGTATATATGGACAAGGTGGAGGTGGAGGAAGTTATGGAGATGGAGGAAGTGGACTTTCTGGTAAATCTTATAAAGGAGGTTATGGTGCTGGAGGAACTGGTAAAAGTGATAGTATAGATGAAGATAATTCTGGAGGACAAGGAATTTTTGTTTTATATTATTTTTAAACTATTTTATAAACAAATGGGCCTGGAGAAAATCCAGGCCCTACTATGTTTAAAAGAAGTAAATAAAAAGAACACCTTGTACTCCAGAGTATCCATTCTCTCCTATAGCTCCACCTTTTCCACCGTTACCATATTCTGAAATAGAACTACATCCACCAGAACCTATTTTTCCTCCCATTCCACCTTCACCGCTTTCAGTTATTCCATATTTTTCAAAATCATTAGGTACACTAACACTTGCTGCTCCTATGTAATTCACAGCATTCTTTCCTATATTTATACTACTAGCACCACTGCCGCCGCCGCCACCATTTGGAACTGAAATATTAGATGGGTTGTAACCCTTTCCTCCATTATAAGTTGTACCGTTATAATAAACTGCACCACCTTCTCCACCTACACCACCTGCAGTAAAATCGGTTTCTCCTTCGCTACCTCCACCACCGCCGCCACCTATACCAAGTTTTATACCAGTTGTATTAGGAACACCGTCACCGAGACCTCCAGCACTTCCTCTTTCTATTCTACTAGCTCCTGATCCTCCATGACCATTAAATCGATGAAGAACATTATAAACATAACTTCCATTCTTTCTAAAATAGATATTAGCCGTATCTGGTTTATTTCCTATACCTCCTGGAGCTGTAGAATTTTTACCTTGACCTCCAGCTCCACCACTTCTTATAATATAACCTCCAGTATAAGTACCACCATCTGATAAAGTTAGCAATTCTCCAAGAATAGTACTACCAGCACCCCCTCCTCCGCCTGGATATCTTACATTTCCACCTCCTCCACCTGCACCTGCTTGTATCAAACACCACTCTAATTTTGAAAATCCACTTTCAATATTAATTGCTGTCTCTGTATCCAATGGAGTCGTGATCTGTACAAGTTTAGCTGCCTTCTGGAGAGTGATTGAGGTGTTGATTGAATCATTCGACCCAGACAACGTCACTGTTCCAGTCTTAGTCATATATCCAGCCGCACTCACTGAGTAACTTAACGTTCCTGCTACAATTCCAGTTTTTGAAGCTATTCCTGATGTATTTGTCGTTAAAGTCCCCGTTGCTATTCCAGTTAACGTTATTTTTGCTCCTGAAATAGGACCGTTAGCGTCAGAAATAGTAAATTGTGCTGTATATAAAGCAGTTAAAGCGATATTGATAGTTGATGTACTTGAAATTGTATACGATTGACTAAACGCTTTCCAATATGTACCTGCATCAATTGCTATTGTATGACTTCCGTAAAGTACATTTGATATTGTGATGTTACCAGAAGAATTTGTTGTACCCTTTGATGTGCCATCCAATTTCACTGTGACACCATTTCTATTAACACCCGCTCTTTTAACATTCACAACAAATGTATAATATCTCAAAAGAGCATAAGTTGCACTCTGACTATGAGAACTTCGACTTACAGTTACACTACCAGTCGTATCTTTGTAACCAGATTTTGAAATCGTGTAAGTGTAAGAACCTGGTTTCACATTTGGAATTGTAGCAACTCCACTTGAATTTGTCGTACCTGTAAAAGTACCTAAACTTGAGTTGACAAGTTTAACAGTTGCACTACCGACATTCGCACCAGACGTTGTATTTTCTTTAATTGTCGCTGTAAATGTAACCAAATACTGCAAACTTGCATTTACAGTTTGAGCACTCAAACCAACTGTAACATTACCTGACCAAGTTTGATATCCACTTAATTCAACAGTGCAAGCATAAGCTGCTGACTGTGATTGCATTGTTACAGCTAATTGACCACTTGAATTTGTCGTACCCTTTGATACACCAGCAACTTTCACCGTTGCTCCAGAAAGAGCTGTACCAGCGTCATCTTTAGCGACAAATGTAACTGTTACTTGACTGGTTAAAGTAATTTGTTGATTAACATTTGCACCATTAACTGTTACACTTCCTGATTTAGCTTGATAAGGTGATTTAGCAGTACTACTCCAGTTGTACGTACCATCTATTACATTAGAGAAAATCGCCTGACCACTTGCATTTGTAGTTACAGTTTGATTATTCATAGTAACTGAAATACCAGAAAGAGCTGTGCCAGCATAATTAACAAAAGTCAAAGTAACCGTACTATACTTCTCTAAAGTAACATTAATCGTCTGATTTGCATTAGCAATGTTGAACGAACCAGAAGCTGATCTATATCCACTTAAAGAAGCGGTCCAAGAAACGGTACCGTTTAAAGTCGCGTCATTTTTAGCACTAGCAGCTAAAATCCATTGACCACTTGAATTCGTAGTTCCATTTGCAGTAGAAGTTCCACCAATGGTTTTAACATTACTAATACTAACAGCAGCCCCGTTTAGATTCGTTGTCTTATACTTGACATTGAAAGTGACACCCCAATATTTATAATTCTGCATTTGTACCTGAACTGTTTTATCTGCAGAACTTATCGTTGTGCTTCCAGGTTGTTGTTTATACCCACTAGCATCTGTCGTGTAAGTATAGTTTCCATTAGGGACATCAACTGAAATATTTCCATTAGAATCTGTCGTACCAGATTTGACTGTCGTACCAGAACTATTCTTGATAACAACAGTAGCTCCACTTAAATTTGCCACACCATTTTTAACATTTAAAGTTAATAACCCTCCATGAACCATAGTTAAGTTCACATACGAAGTTTCATCCTCTTTAACATTGATAGTACCACTTATAGTTTGATAACTCGTAAGACTTGCTTTGTAAGTATGGTTTCCCGCTGATAACGAAATATCAACTTGTCCATCAACATTCGTTTGATAATTGGTGACATTATCGATTAAAATGTTGACACCCTGCAGTGGATTGGTACCATCTGTAACAGTAAAGACAGCTCTCTTACCTCGTTTCAGCGAAATAGCCACTGTCTTATTCGCATTAGCAATAGTATCGTCTCCTTCACTAGAAGAATAATCTGAAAAAGAAGCTCCCCAATGAAACGAACCGTTTATCGTTTGAACTTGAGGTGTACGTCCTGCATCATTTGTCGTTAATTCAATTGACGATTGACCAGCAGGAAGAACAATAGCTTCACCACTTACAACGACTTTGGCTCCTGATAAGATCGTCCCTTGTTCTCCTGTAACTGTAAAATCTAATAAATAAATCCTATCAATTTGAACGTTGATCGTATCAATACCTGTAACGGTTATTTGAGTTGTTGTACTGATATAATTCTGTTTTGTAATAGAAACTTCAAAATCACCTTTTGGAAGTTGTAAAACTGCCTCACCACTTGCATTTGTTAGAACTGATTGACCCTTTGCCGATACAACAGCATCTTGAACTAAAGCAGGTGTTGGAGTTGTTTTATCTCTTACCACAAATGTGATCGGATAAGTAACTGGATCTAAAGAAACTTGTACACTTGTATCTGAATTACTTACCGTTACAGAACCTGTCTTTGTTTGAAATTCTGTTGCAGATATCTCATATTGATGTATACCGTTTACCAAACCAATCACCGCAATACCACCGGCATTAGTCTCTACTGTTATTCCTTCGACTGTTATCGAAGCACCTTCAACCGGAACACCTTCACTCGTAACAGAAAAAATAACGTTCCAAGGTCTCAATACCATTGGTACATCTACAGATACATTGGAATTATTAACAACTAAAGTTCTATCAACATCTACATAACCAATCTTAGTCACTGTATAGTCATAAGAACCATTGACTAACGTCAACTTCACTAAACCATCTTGACCTGTTGAATATTGTTGACCATTTATGTTGATAACTGCTCCTTGAATAGGAGTGTTTCCATCTTTGACAGAGAAAGTTATCGACCAAGGATAATCAACCATTTTAGCGACAACGCTAACATCGTTATCTTTCACCAGAACAGATCCTGAAAAATTGTAATAACCCAATTTTTCAACCTTATAAGGATAGGTCCCATTTTGCAAACCAATCTGCACTTTACCACCTTCATCGGTTACAAGTACTTGATCTGAAATAGATACTAAAGCATCTTGAATGGGGTTGTTCTTAGAATCGACAACAGTTATAAAAACATCGTAATGTCTGAAATCTAATTGATAGACGAAATCAGCGTCTGATGTATCAATGTTAAAATTAATCGTTAAATCGTCATAAATTGGATTTGTGATTGTACCAGTATATTCACCATTTGTCAATCTAAAAACAACTAATCCATTACTATTGGTACGAGCAACTAATCCATTGTCTAATGTTATTAACGCATCTGGAATCACTTTACCAGAAACAAGTTCAATGACCTTAATAGTAACATTATACTTATAAAGATCCATTTCGATAGTCCTTGTTTCGTCTTGATTTAAAACCACAATAAGAGCTTGTGTATCTACATATCCTGGTTTACTAAATTTAGCAAGATAACTTCCATTGATCAAACTAACTTGAACCTTACCATCGTCATCTGTCACATAACTATCACTACCTATCTCAATCAAAACACCTGAGATAAAATTCTCAGAGTTGAGACCTTTCACGAAAATTGTTTGTACCCACTTATGATAATACAAAGTAACTGGTACATAAACATCTGAATTATCGACAGTAACAGAACTTCCTTCGTTGGAATCGAAACCTAATTTCTCAACTGTATAAGGATAGGTCCCATTTTTCACCAACACTGTTGCTTCACCATTAACATTGGTTGTTAAAGATTGACCAGCAATAGAAATAGTTGCATCTACAACCGGTACGCCGAACTGGTCTTCAACCATGAAACTAATCTGGAATGGAGCTAGTTCTAAGATGATGCCAATATAAACCGGTGCATTCAATACAACAAATTGTCCTTGTTGTTGCTTATATTTTTCTTTACTAGCAGTGTAGATGTAGTTACCGTTTACCAATGAAATAGTTGCTAAACCATCTTCATCTGTAACGACAGATCCGCTACCAACAGAAATTCTTACACCCGACAACGGATTACCATCTTCATCAGTAATACTGAAATAAACTGGTTGTCTAAGTGCTAATGCACTATCATTCAAACCTTGAAACAAATCTTCTTGTCCTGCAGGATAAAACATAGGAGAAAGTTCACTTCCAGCATCGTACAGAACAATACCTTCAAGATTTCTCATTACGAATCCTTTAATTCTAGGAAGTTGATTAAGTGGGACTTCTTGGTCGTAATATGGAAAGAAATATTCATCGGGAACATATTTAACACCCTCGGCATTTTTCACGATACCAAGTAAATCATCCCATTGGACGATCTTACCTGCTTCCCAGAATCGAAAATCAAGATATTTTGTCAGAGCTACTTGAATATTTTTTCTTACCGTAGCCACATCGTAAGAAGGATCAATTTCTATTCGAAAATCCATTCCACGCTCACTACCAATGAAAAACCATTCAGCATTCTTTAATTGAATCCCGACGACATTTCCTTCGAGGTTCAATTCAAAAAGTCCAAAATAACTTTTAGATTTCTCTAATAAAGTCTCTAATTCGTCTTGTGTGAATAAAATTCCATTTTGACTTACTAGATAAAGATAAAAGATCCCATCTTCTCCCAACCCAACATTTAATACTTTCAAAATACGATCATCGATATTTTGGAATATTTGAGTATAATATTCCAACGTTCCTTTAGAAAGTGTGTTGAGGTTAGTCATGATCCTAATACGAAAAGTCTCATCATCTTCACTATCTCTACCACCTGTAGCCATGTATTCGTTAGTGCATTCAATATGACCACTAGGAGCAGGAGTGACGTTGATAATACTATTTGCATCGACATTTGTAACCAATCCTTGGTTAACACTTCTGACGCTCACATATGCATAACCAGATCTACCAACTGTAACAGATTCATTTACAGAGAAACGAATACCGTTTTGATTTACAAAGAAATTAGTTTCATTGTAAATAGTTCCTGGGTCTGCATAAACTCTCACATAAGTAGATGAACCAAGAGCGCCTTTTCTTGGACTAACCCCGAAAAGTGCCGCTGATTTATCGAGATATTCTCCTGTAGCTGTTTCTGGAAATATCTTTGCTTCTGTGATAGCAATATCTTTGATCGCTTTTTGTGCGACTTTTGCAGTACCAAAAGCCACAGCATTTAAGACTGAACCATCAGCTACATTCGTAACTTTATTGGTCTTGTCTAAAAACAGCTCGATCCAAAGATTTTTAAGCGTCGAAATTGTATTACTAACTTGCGTTATCATATAGGAATATTTATTATATAATTGCTTTCGGTTATTGTTGTCGCTCTTATAGACAAAAAGATTGAATCCTGATCTCTCTTCAAATCCAAGAGCTCAACTGTTTTCCATCTACTATCTCTTTGAAACATATTCATAAGTCCCTTGAAAATAGTAGCATATTGAATGGCGTTCACCGTTGTTCCAATGAATTCATTGGTTATTCCATAATCTTCAAATTCTGGGTAAGAACCTTTTAAAGAACTTTGAATCAATTCTAAGGCTTGCACCATTGCTTGATCATATTCAATCACCTTTAAATCATCGTTTTCAAAGGTAAATGATTTATCTAAATCAACACCAAGAATACTTTTCCCATTTAATACATCAACAACATTGTCAACGTAATTTAACCCCACATTCTGAAGATTAACTGAAAATATAGAAGAAGAAGAATTTGTATACAATTCTTCTGTGATGTATTGAGGTACTGTTATATTTACCCAATCGTCTTGAGGAGTTATTGCATCGAGATCTGCTGATACATCTTCAAAAGTTTCATCAGATTGAAGTATCTTCTCAACTTTAATCGTGTTAGTTCGAACATAATCAAACACACTTCTCATCCATTTAGCTGAACTCCTTATCGTCAAAATCTTTGTTTGAATCTCTGTGAAAGTATCTAATAATTCCCAGGCATCGAGATCATTTAAAGAATTTTTGTGCAAAGTAAAAAGAGGTTCTATTTTATTAACCTCTTTAGTTAAACGATCTAAAGCATAGAACGATTCTTGTCTTATACTACCACCTTGATAGTAATCGACAATATAAGGATATTCTGTCGATACAAAATCAACAAAACTCTGAAAAAATGATTTTATATCGTATCCAGTTATATTCTCAAATTTTTCATACATCGTCTCATTCATAATATTCCTGCAACATATGAAGCTAAATCATTTACACTTTTCTGAATGGTAGAACTAGCTAATTTTTTAACCATCGAACTTGACCCTGGTGAATTCTTTACAGCTTCTAAAGGAGCTATCACAGTCATATTGATATTATATTCCCAGATCATATTCTTTTGAATATTCATCGAAAACTCAGCCCCAGATGGAGGTATTGTCACTAAATAATTCTCACCAAAAGCCATATTGTAGAAATACAATCGAAATGGTTTCCCATCATTGTCTACTCCATTACTCTTTGAAATGATAGCTTTCAATATCCTACTAGCACCGAATCCAGTTTTTACTGAAATATCAAAGTCTGGAGTCTTTAGATTAGAAGATTTTTTCGATCCTATTTGATACAGATCGTACATACCATTCCTTATGCTAAATGCTACTCCAGATACAGATTCGTTTTCAGATAATAAGATCTTAAAATTTTTCCCAAAATTTCCCCTGATGTTAATTTCACTTGGAGAATAAATAGGAGAAGTTAATGTCGTGATTCCACCTGCAGTATTCCTAACAGTACTTCGTTTTAATTCAGATTTTCTAATGCTGTCTGGCATTATAGGAAAAGTGAAGAAATCAATTGTCCTTCCTTGAGAATCTGTTAACTCCAAAGAACATAAATATATCTCAAAATCGTTAGGATATAATGTTGCCAAAGCCGCTCTTCCAAGCGTCCCTACCATCTCAATCGCTTTCTTCTGAATAGTACTTACACTGCTCATAAGTTATATATTTGAATGTAAATATAAGATTTATTCTTCAATCTAAAAAACCTATTTGACTTTTTATTGGATTGAAGTCAATTTTCACGATTCCAGATAACGAACCATATGCAGTCGTCATCGCTGTCCTACCGCCATCCATATTAACTGCTGCTGCAGCACCTGTAGCAAATGCTTGGACTATTTGACTGATTTGAGTTTGAAGTTGATCTATACGAAGAATCAAATCTTCTGCTTTTACCATAGATTGACCTCCGTTATTTATATTAACTTTTTTATCAGTCTTTAACAAGATGTTTTCAAGATCAATCTTGATTTCTTTATTACCACCCTCAGTCTTAATATCTACACCATTTTGATCAAGAACAATAGTTGTATCTTCTTTCGTACTTTGACATTTCCTCGTTAATAGAGCCTTTTCTTTGTCAAAAGAAATCTGATAAACATCGTTTTTATTTTCAACGTCTTTTATTTGTACACTCGCTTCTTTGTAACTTGTAGCATTAATAGACTTATCCGTACTTACATTAACCGATCCTGAAGAAACTATATTTAATTCATTTTCTTCCGAACCAACACATTTCAGAAAAACTTTACCAGCTTTTGAACTAGTCAAATTAATCACCAAAGAATTGTCTTTAGGATTGGCTTGTATCAAGACTTCAGAATCTCCCATAACCTTTCTCACTTGATACATATTTTCTTTCAACATAGAAGAACTGTTGTCACCTTGTAATACACCAACAACAATTGGTTTATTGTTAAAAGTGCAAGAAATAAAACAAACACAACTGCCTTTTTCTTCTATATCACTTGGAAAACTAATTCTCTGTAAAGCATCACTTGTGATATAACAATCGTTAAAAACACCACCTAAATCAGTTATCACCGTCACTCTTTCCCTACGAAAACAAGTATCGATATAATTATCACGATCAACACCAGAAGGTATAGCTATATAACCATATCCCACTGAATATGGGGAATCACTTTGTCTTTCTCTACTTACACCGTCAATCATTTGTACATTTTTCTTTTTAAGAAATACTCAAATTGTTCTTTATTAAGAGGAGCAACTCCTAATCCAGAAGTTTTTGTTTGTCCACTTTTAGCTGCATTTTGAGCAGTTAAAATATCTTCTTTGATTCTCTTTATATCAACAATCTTAAAATAAGAAGCCTTTTGAGAACCTGCGTTTAAATTTATTTCTTCATCTTCTCCTACTACACCACTTAGAATAGGAAAGAACATTCCTCGTTCAACTTCAAGAATCGTTTCTCGAGAAATAGAATTTTCTGAGAACGATAAAGAATTTGAAACACCCGTGACATAAAACAATTCATTCGTATAATTATTTTTGACAAATGAACCTACCTTGATCCTCCTATCTCCATTAATTGTTATAGTACCTCTTCGTGTAAACGGCAAATACGCAGTCGTTTCTATAACGAATAAAAGATCGTTCAACATTGTCGCTGCCATACTATTCAAGTTTGAAGAACCACTAGCACCGTCAAGTGCATTTGCAGCGATATAAATGTCTTGTATTTCTAACTTTTTATTACCAAAATATTTAGTTATCTCATTTAAATAAATAATTGGTACAAAAGCTAGAGAAGTTGTATTATCTTTTCCAGTAATTTGGTCTTGTGGGAAAAGTCTATAAGATGAATAAACTCGATCATCATAACTCAATGAACTTGATATGAAATTACTTGAATCTATTTCAATATAAGTTTCACTAACAATAACGTCTTTAATAGCACTTTCGGTAAAAGGTGGTTGTCTAACTACTATATCCAATGTATCAACATAGGTGTCAAACAAAACCTCTACAAATGGATCCTGACAAGTCTTAAAAATAAAATCCATTAACGATCCGTCAGGATTAGCAAATGAAGGATCTACGAGGGTTCTTTTTTCAAGATTATCGTCACAAAAAACTTTGACAATTTGCCAAATACCATTGACTTTTTGAGTTTGTTTATAACTTTGATCACCTGTTTCTATTTCATAAGAAGTAGTACGTCTTCCTTTGTAAGCTGAAAAAAGATCGTTTGACACAATACCAATATTTGATAGGAGGTTGATAATGAACCAGAGAGTTTCTCTTATTCCTCTGAAACCATAATTAAAGAAAAAATCATAGGTACCAGTTACGATATTTCTCTTATACCACTCATCTGATTGATCACCCACATAAAACCATAAGTCTTTGTTTCCTTCTACCCATTTTAATGGGATGAAATAACTACCATCTTCTACAAATAATTTAGTAAAATCCCGACCCATTACAGTGACAAGATAATCGTCGTAAGATGTATCAATACTGGTTTGAACTATATCAATTAAACCAATCATATCCCACACATTATAATTCTTATCACTGTTTACAAGGTTTGAAGGTGATATTTCTAGACTATCTTCTTCACCTTTTAAACTAGCGCTAGCTTCAAGTGCTAGTTTCTCAAAACGAAGAAAAACTATATCATTTTGAGTTAAATATTTTTCTACAAAATCCTTGACTTGCTTTTTCTTATTATCCGTAATATTGTAAATCTCATAATAACCACTTGAATTCACTCCAAACGCAGAATCTTGACTTCTAGTAGGTACCATATTGATGGTAAAATTACCAGAAGAACTATTCTTGACAGTATTTAAAGAATTGATAAATGGACTGAAATCAATTATCTTATCAAGTGCTTTTACATATATCCAAACTTTTAAAGTTTGAGGTATTACTTTCGAATCTACAATCGAATCAGGATCAGTTTCACTATCAGAAGGTTTATAATTTATACTACCAATCAACTTGGAGTAATTTTCACTCCAATAAGATTTAAAATCACCTTGTGACATAAACTGTCCTTGTTTAGAAACTCTTTGAAGCTCTAAAACAATCTTTGGAATAGGAAGGAGAACTGTCGTTCCTGCTTTTATATATGGTAAATTTCCACTGTTGTAGTTATTCTGATATTCCTGTTTTTCTTCGGCATTGTATTGTGCCCAAATTCTTTCAAGATTAGAACCTTGATATTTAGGATCTTTAAACTCAAAAAACTCAGTGGGAGTGAGTGGTTGATTCTCTCTTGAAAGTCCTTTTTTCCACTCTTCCAAAAAAGAATCAACTGATTTATCATTCTCACCAACACTTACTTCAAATGCCTTATTTATCATCTTCTTTGAGCTTTAAATAGATTATCTATAATTTTATAAATAGAATAAGGATTTAATTGTCCAGTCGCTTGTAATGCCGTAACTTTTGCTCCTATACCTCTTAGGTTGTTTTCTTTCAAATCTGCACTAGCAATATCGCTGCCAGCTTTTTGTAATTCTGGATTACTCAAAAAATTAAAGATGTTTGTAACAGCGGTATCAATATTTAACAATTTCTCTAATTTAGAATTGATTTCGGTCAATTTCTCAAGCGCTTCTCCACCTTCACCTATCCTTTCGTTTCTTCTTGCAGCATTAGCCGCTTCTATAGTACCAACTGTCCTACTAGCTATACTTGTATCATATTGAGCTTCTCCTTCGTTGCCTCTACTAACTTCTGGAGCTAATCTTTGACCTCCTTGCGTTAGAAAATCACCTAAACTAGCTTCTGGTGCTATTTCATTTCGTCTCTTCGTTAAATCAACTACGTCACTATAAGATAAATCTGGAAATATTGATTTTAAAACATTCCGAAGTTGTTCTTCGTTACCAACCATCTCTTCTATCTTATTCAGGAACGCACGTTGCAATTCTGGATCTTCAGACATCTTTTCAATAGAAGACATCAATTCAGTGAATGTACCAGCTTCAGGATTTACTTCTCTAGCTACTCTCATTAAAAGAGCTTGTGTAACATCATCTTGAGATACTCTCTGTCCAGATACTGCTGATTGAACTCTTTCCAATTGTCGACCTTCGAAACCAGTACTAGCTCTAACGTTAGCTAATATCGTAGCTATTGAACCAGCGTCTACACTACCAGTCTTTTCTAAGACACTTGTAACTGTACGATTGAAAGTATCTAATGATTCATCCATTGTAGCAGCTATTTCACTAAATGGAAGTTTCAATTCTTTCATCGTATTTTCAAAAAGACGAATGATAGCAGATGGACTATTCGAAGACGAACCGTATTCTGTTTCGCCTTGCCTAGCAAAACGCATAGAACCTTGTAATTGATTGATCGTTTGATCTGACAATCCATAAGCCCTTGTTACAGCCATTAGAGAGTTCATCTCTCTTGTATCGTCTTCTTGACCTCCTAAAATTTTTCCTCCTGCAGCACGAAGAAGACTTCCTCTTCGTCCCATATATTCACTAACATCCATCCCAAGGTCACTAGCTGCAAAAGAACCTTCTCTATATCCTTGGTTTATCGTTTGTCCTATTGATCTACCTGAGACTTGTGAATATCCTAAAGAATTTCGTTCAGCACCTTCTAATGCTTGCAACTCCATCATCCACTTGTTTACAACAAGAGATGAAAGACCTGATACCAATCCACCGACAATTCCACCAACTGCACCACCAATCGGTCCAAAAGCATTCCCGATAGAACCAATCGTACCTCCAGCTAAATTACCTAATGCACCAACCATTCCTGCTGTGCCTTCGTATTCATTACGTGCCAATGAATATCTACTCATTGCATCTACAGCACCGTGCATTAATATAGAAGTGGTTCCTGTGCCAACTTGAAAACGACTTCTTTCATCTTCTTCTGTCGGCTGGACTCTAGGAGTTGAAGTTGGACGTGAACCGCTTGGAATAGGAGCTGGTCCGTATCTATTTTCATCACGTCCAGTGTCAGTTGTCTCTCTACCTCCTTCACTTAACATCTGACTTATTCCACCAACAAGTTGAACAAGTTGTCTCAATAAAGTTACATCTTGAGACGCAGAAGGTTTTGTATCAGATTTCTTTTCTTTTTCTTCGTATCTTCTTGAATCCTTTAAAAGGTTTGAAAGTTCAATATTAGATGCTTCCAATCTCTTGATTTCATTTTCAAGGGATGAATCTATACTACGACCTTCTTCAGTTTCAAGATCTAATGTTTTTCTTGTTTTTTTAAGTTCGATTATATCTTCCTTGTTTTCCGCGATTCTTTGTTTGTAAAAATTACTGTCACGTAAAGGTGTAGAAGGTTTCTCTGAAACTTCTTCTAACCTATCTAAACGTGCTTTCAAAGTATCGTTTTCTTGATTTAATCGATTAATCTCATCGGTTAGTTGACGATAATCATCAGTGTCGGGAGTGTATTCGTTTCTTACCTGCTCTAATTGTCTTATATCTCCTTCATTCTCAGAAATTCTTCTAATAATTGGTTCACGTTGTGACTGGGAGGTTGTAGGAGGTTGTAGGAGGTTTCTTCTTTGATTTAAAAGGTTTATTTGTTTTTGAAGTTCTTCGTTGTCAGCTATTAAACCTTTTTGATCACTTAATTCAACAGAGGAAACCGCTCGTGATAATTCATTAATATCACTAGTTAAACCAGTCACCTCTTGCCTCATTTCTCTTACTGGAGAAGAATCAACGATTATCCGTATTCTCTTGTCTTCCTGGGTCATTTTCTTTGGATTCTATCATCTTGGCTTGTTCTCTAAACCATTCCAAATCATTTTCGAGAATCTCACCGTTCGAACTAGTAGTTTCAATCCCTTTAGATTTAAAAATATCACCAATATTAGGAGTGTAAATTTCCTCTTCGATATTTTCTTTTTTCTTTATATGAAGGAGATCTTCTTGTAATTCCATTAACTGATGTATAAATGAACACTCTTTATGTTCAGGAGAGAGAAAAGCAACCTTGTGCTTTTCTCTCCACCAGAAATCAACAGGAAATTTCTTATTCCATTGAATCATGAACTTTTTTACATCGTTGATATCCATCACGATCTCAGTAAATCATTAATCTCTTTGAAAAAAGGAGCTACTTCTTTAAAGTAAACATTTTTGATTTCTCTATAATCCTTGATACCTAGCTTGGAAAAATTCTCCACCTTTAAATCTTTGATCAACTCTGGACACAAAACGATCAATGTTGCTTCAACATCAATCATATCTAATGCATTTTGAGCTGATAAAGTATTGGATAAAAGCATGGAATTATACATTCCACTACTTATCGCTTGTTTCGTCGATTCAATACGATAATATTGACCAACATTAGGAAAAGGAATCGTATACTCCTTTCCAAAAATCTTAACTGTTACTGATTCTTTCATGATTACAAAATTACAAATTTAATGTACTAATAGGATTCAAATAAATACCTGACACATTGAAACCAGCTACACCTTGTTCTCCAATAGAGAATTGCTGATTGTTTACAAAACAAGGTCCTAATTGACAAATAGTTTCACCTGTAGGATCAGATTGTGTAACCATTTTTGATGTATCATCTCGACTTGTAACGGTCTTAGCGTACATTGTTAATGAGAACCCAAGTTCTCCTAATACCAAAGTATCTACGATTGATTGTACACTTCCAAGACGGTGCATCATAGCTTCTACTACCGGTTGTTTGAAATCTAGGAAGAATTGATCAACTGTAAATTGACACTGTAAAGAAATAGGAGGAACCTCTTTTATCAAGAGGTTTCCTAATCCTTGTACATTGACTCTTTGGATATTCTCGGAGAAAGTCAAGTTACGAACGTAACCTGCGATTTGATTTTCAATTTTCACGAATGCTCGTGGACTAGAATATACTGAAGTCATTTTTCTTTAATTTTTGAATTATCGAATTAAGAATCCAGTGAAGAACAATTTATTGATCTCGTTGTTCACACGAATCTTATAAGTTACAAACCAAGCATCTTCTTTTTGCGTCACTACAACATCTTGAAAAGCTAGAATTAAATTATCACTATCTTCAGTTGCGACACGACTCTGTAAATAGAATGTGGTCCAATTTTTAACATCTCCTGCAGATAATGTATTTACATTTACACCATTTTCCTGACCTAGAAGGTCTATTTCTGCATTTACGACTAATTCACGGTTAATCTGAGCAACGATTCTCATGAACTGAATGGAGAACGATTGTCCCTTCGCATTAAATAGGCTTGTATTGTCTTGTAACGTATTGATACCTTGCAAGACAACAAATTTTCTTGTGAAAGCATTTTTTATCGTTACTAAAACACCATATTTTAACGCTTGCTTCTTATCATCATCCGATAGAATGTGCTTAACACGATCAATACCAATCGATTTGTTGGTCACTGGTACATAAGGAGGCTTTCCAGATACACGACCTACAATTGCAGCCAAATTATACATTACTGTCCACCAACGATAGCCTACACTAGACTGTTCAGTGTTCAATCCAACATTACCATGAACCAAAACAATCTTATCACTGTCAAATCCTTGAGCAAGAGTGATTGAATCATTGAATTGAGTAGCTTCTCCGTAACCACCTACATACAAGAAATGATCAAATTTCGCCGTGAAATTCAAGTGAGTGATCACTTTCTTTGTAATAGTTGAATTAGCATTAACTCCATATTGGTCAGTAAAAACAATATTGTAATCCAAATCTGTGATCTGACTTAAAACAGAATCTACATCCATTGCATTGTATGTTTCTGTACCACCTGTTGAAATTTGGTAAGCACCTGTAAGACTAGAAATATCACTTTCAATCACAACACCCTTTGTATCGCCATCGCCACCTACAACAGTATCTGTTTCATTGAAAGCAAAATATGCGTTAAAATTAGGATCTGATTTAGCCCAATCAATCAATGTTTGAACATTGTTGAACTCAGGAGATTCAACCATAAGTTGAGGAGAAGACTGAAGAGCTGTTTCCTCACCATAAGGCAATCCATCTTCCGCTAAGCCAGTGAATGTACCTTTCCAAATCTGGAAAATCCACTTGTTAGGATCAATACTACCAGCTTTAATGCTATATCCATAACCAGAAACGAGATTATCTTCTTCCAAAGTACCGTTACCCCATAAACCTTCGTCTCTTGTATTGATAGCAAATGTACTACCACCTCCAGTGGTAAATTTCATTTCACTAGGAGTAGTGGTACAAGCACGAACATAATATAACTCAGAAATACCAATTGCTGCAGGATTACTAGGATCTGGTGTGAAAAGAGCTTCTGAAATCTTCCAGAACATACCACCTTTTACAAAACTTCTGAAATCAGCTAAATTCAGGAATGTATAGATAGCGTCTTGTCCATTAGCTAGTTCACCATTAATACCAGCACCACCGCCATATTTGGCACCAAAAACACCTGTATCGATAATCAAAACTTTACCGTAGTCTAAGTTTCTAGCAGGATTATTCTCACCTGAGACAATCGTGCTATATGCACCTGGCAAAGAGATCTGTCGATTATTAAAATAAAACGAGGTCGCCATAATTTTTATATATTATTCAACGAATTTATAAGCATCTAAATATATACACAATTTTCCCATCTACAAAATAAAAGACAGATTTTTCATGCCTTTATCTCAGATTCAACACCCGGAATAGTTTTTGTAACTTTTCCATCTGTCATAAAAGTAGCTTCTAAACCAGCTTTTTCAAAGATTACCTTGCCTAATAAATTTGGATTGACAAGACTTGGTACCATGTTATCCATTGAAACGTTTAAACCAATAGACTTGATAAAAATAGGAGTTGGGATTAAATCTGTCTCAGCCATAAGCTCTTTCACGGTGAAATCAATAGTGATGAACTTCTGTGCTAACAAATCGTAAGAAGCGAGTAACAATGAATATAAAGTTTCTGACATTATAATTGATTGTAACATATTCACTCCCATACATAGAATTTCAAAATTACTTGACCTAGAGTCTCTATACAAATAGCCTCCTGTTGAATTAAATCCTGAAATCTTTCCTACTGAATTATCTGGCCCATTTGATTTACCAGGTTCTCTGATTACATAACATGGTAAACCAGTCTTATCTTTAGGATATTCCATAGCCACTTTTATGTTATTAGGGTTATCCTGATTTCTGGAGTACATAGATAGTGCTTGTGTGTAAAAATCAAATACACCGTCTTTTACTCCAAAAAACATCTTGTATAAGAATCTGTCTTCCTCATTGACTGTTTCGACTGAATCTTGATAAATATAATTTATAAGATTAACCACTAATTGCTTGATTTCTAATATAGGTATCATATGTTATGTATTTTCTAAAAAGTTATCAATAGCCATTTGAGCTACTTTCGATATATCAGCTTGCTCTAAAGCTCGATCCATTAATTTTCTTGGAACAATTCCTGTATTCCACCAGCTATTTGGATCAGATTTATCACTGACTCGTCTAAATGTGAAATAACCACTTCTAACTTCTTTGTCAGAAGACTGTATATTGATTTTTACCAGACCTTTATATTGAGGAGCTTTATGTATGTATTCTGGAACGACTAAATTTGGTGTATTAATTTCTTTCCTGATTCCTGGTAATCTATGTTTTTCAGGTAAATCAGTTATTTTCAAAGGTCTTGTTGATTGTTTAGCTACTTTGTAAATATCTTTAGTCATTATTGAAGCAAAAATCCCTGACTCAGCAACTGCTTCTGGTGTTGCATGTCTAAATGGTATAGTTAAATACCAACCTCCATCTTTTTTCTGTTTGGTTTTGTCAGAATTTTTAAAACCTATTTTTTCATCAAATGGACTGACACCTTCTTCAACCATAATAGCAAGAGGACTTTCTCTTGCCATTAAACCAAAAATAACCTCCATATTAGAAGGTCGTTCCATGAACATTGCACGTTTATATTCAGATCGAGATTTTTTTAACTCTCGATTGACTAGATCCTCCCAACGAGTAGAATATTCTACTATTACTCTATCTATAATAGAAGATCCTAAGAATTCTATTTGACTTTCTGTTAAAGAAAATTCTTCTACTAAATCTCTTAAATCTATACTTATAGGTAGGATCATACATCTTGATTGATCATCACTCCACTTCCATCGAAATTTGGTTTCTCAATAGCAATTAAATGACTTCTTCTCGCTATTGCTTGAACAGGTAATTGCATCGGAATCAATGCGCCTGTCTTCTTATCTTTCTCCCAAGACGCTCGAATCTCATGTGGAAGATCCAAAACATGATACTCAAGTTCGTGCATATAATAAACACTAACAATTTTCTCCTCTGTCAAATCCTCGTTAAAAACTAAACAATAACCATTATCTTCTTTTATATAATAACTAGTTTCATCTAGTTTTAACAAAGGTTGGTTTGATGAAACAAAAACATATACAGCTAATACCTTAATCGGTTTATAAGTGGTAAAAACGAATGAATTCGTTTGGTTTCTCCTTATATCTAAGTTTTCACTATAATACGAAAATTGATTCTTGATTGTTATCTTATCAAAATAGCTTAAATTGGCTTTATCTGTATCTTGCACTGTCACAGCTATTGTTCCGAGTAATTCTTCGGACCAGCTCTTATATCGATTATTTTGATTGATCCCGGTTATAAGAGCTTGTGTTTTGATAGGATTCACATAGAAGTAACCTGTACCAAAACAATTTTGACAGTCTATCAATGGTGCATCAGGTGCATGACAAGGACATCTCAATGCTCTTTCTAATATCACTGTATATCCTTTTAACCATATTGCAGCATCAAATTCATGTTTAAAGAATTCTGGAGAAGCTATACCAGTTAACGAAGGACTAGATTTAGTAAGAATATTTTTTGTCATAATACCATAAATTTGAATTCATCGTACACCAATTTAATTCTTGATACAGTCTCTTTGATTTCCTCTCTATACTGTTGAATTCTTGCTCCATAACCAGCATTAGTTGCTGAAGCTGTTGTCGAAATACTTTGACTAAGACCATCAATACCAAGAGACATACTAGCAATACCAGCAGACCCTAAAATAAGATCACCTGCAATTCCTAAAGGTCCAAATGAAGCAACTTTTCCAACTAGATCAATTAAATCTATAGGCATCTTATCTAAATCGAATCCAGTGATATATTGCATCGACCAGTAATCTGGAATATTATCAAATTTTTGAAAACCGATTTGAGTGGTGATTCCTGTTAAGATCACATCTGCATTCGCTTTGGCAGAACTAGCTCCTGTAGGGACGACACTTATTCGTCGTTTACCGATACCGGCTTTGCCTCGTTCACACATCAACCAACCTTGCGGATAAATGATTTGCTCTGCTTTGTTTAACATACCAGTCAAAGCCATCGGTTCTCGAACAGGATATTTTGTCTGCAAAATAGGAAATTGTTGCCAGTAGTCGTCTCGGTAATATGATGTTGTTTCTAGTTCAATTAACTGTTTGACGAACTTGAGATTGAAATAATTTTCAATTTCCATCTGAGCCGATCTTATATAGAATAACATAGACTTGTTAGAAAATTTACTACCTTCACCTCCTTGTATTTTAATACCATATAAATACAAGGACCACATTTCAGATACTGAAAGTATCAAACCTGTGTTCTTTTTATATCTTATCGTCAACGTTAATTGTCCCATTGTCTTATTCTTCTGTTGATTCGTAGTATGCCATTAACATACTAATGACGGACTCTGCATCTTTAGTTTTTTCAATATCCTTTTCAGGTAACCCTTCTTCAATAGCCAATTTCTTCAATTCTTCGAACGGCATCTTTTCCAAAGTTGTTCGAATATCATCTGTTTCTACTTTTTCATCAACATTTTCTTCAAGTTTCTTTTCGTTAGAAGGCGCTTCTTTGACAACAGCAGGAAGTTGCTTTTTCAAATTTTCAACTGCTTTCTTCCATGTTTTAACCTCGTCTTTCAAATCCTTGATTTGTTTGTCTTTAGTAGTGATGATGTTTTTAAGGCGATCAATCTCAGAGTTGTACTCTTCTTTTAAGACTTCAATCGTCTTATCAGTATCAATTTGATCAGCATTCTTTTGCTGAGGAGCTTCTCCTTCTTTGAAAATATTTGGAAATTTGGATTCCACTATTTTCTTAAAAAGATCATTGGAAATTTCTGCAACACCATTTTTAAATTCGATTACCTCACCGAAAATAGCTAATTTCTGATTTGAATAAATTCTTGATACGACTTTCATACAAATTCAATTTTAAAAAGAAAGGAGAGAGATTAACTCTCTCTCCTTCACTTATTTGTTTATATAATCTTTTTATAAGCCAATCGTGCCAATGTTAATAACACGACATATTTTAGCCGGCTGATACAATACAGGAGTACCGTAATTCAAGATCGCGAATCGACGACTTGGAGCTGTGATAGCGAAATCCATTTTCATCGTATCAGCAAATTGTAAGTACTCATTGATTTGATCATCGTTGTAATAAACTAACGCAGACTTCGTACCAGCAATGAAACGGTTACGATCACGTACTTTACCTGTAGCAGCTCCGTCCCAACCATTAGCTAGTTGATTTACTGGAACCTCAAACAACGGATAGTATTCTGTCGTAGTATTTAATGCTGCATCTTTAACCGTTCTATAGATAACAAAACAAGTCGGTTGATAAGCACCTCCAACACCAGCAGTAAACTGCAAATCAACTGACTGAGAAGCTGTAACAGCTAAAGCTGCGGCTGAAGTCAGATTCAAAGGAGCTGATTCACCATAACGATTCTTAGCTGTTACTAAGTAACCATAAGAACCAGCATGCTTACCAAACATTGTCTTGGTATCATTGTCTACTGCAGCGGCAGGAGCTGCATCAGCAACCGGTGTTGTAGGAGCCTTTGGAGAAGAAGCGGTTTTTCCAACGCGAATCGATTTCCGAACGTCGAAGAACTTATCATTCTTAACAGCTACCTTACCAAATTGAGTCGTAATATCGTTAACTGATTGACCCATCGTTGCACCAGTAACAGAATCACGCATACCAACGATAACTCGTTTTGACTCATGGAACAATTTAACGTAATCGTTAAATACCTTAGGAGAAGAAACAATACGATCAATATAACCGTTATAAACGTTTACAACAGAATCAGCGGCATCTTCAACTAAAGAATCATTCAACACATTTCCATCTGCATTGATAACAGCAGCAGAACCGAAGTAATCGTCCAACAATTGCTCAGATGTCTTACCTTCGTAAGAACCACCGTCAGCCTGATTCACACCTAACATATGTTGACGGAAAATACCATCAAATTGCTCAGGTACAGCAGCAGAGTCAGCATCAATCAAACGTTGATCCAAGATTGTCTGCAATAGGATTGTCTTATTCTGGACCTCCTTGGTATACATATTCATACCGCCAGCTAATTTAGCTAACATAGCAGGATGAGTTACTTGTCCTGTTACACCCATAAATTTGGTGATTACAGACTTACGGATATATTGAGAATCAGTCTCTTCCGGAGTCTCACCTTCCATGTTAAAGATTCCAACCTCTTCACCATATTTGTACAATTGATTGTACTGATGAACAGTGTTGTCGATCTTATGCTTAGGCATCTCATTCAAAACAACCAACTGATTCAAACGGTTGCCTAATACCTTCAATACTGAATCCAATGATTCAACCTTCAAACCGCCACCATTACTGATCTGGTTATCATATTGCATACCAGTCTTTAAACCGGCTTCCATTGCTTTTAGGATCTCTGCAGCATCAATGTTTTCCAACATACCGGAAACTGCACCACCTGTATAATCATAAAGTTCCATCCTATATAATTTTAATAGATTTATTCACGAATTAACGCACGAACTTGACGTTTTTACTGTCATACATATAACGAGCAAGATTCTCACCTACAGTCTCAGCTTCAGGATTGGTTAAATATGCAAAAACATCGTCACCAATTGATTTCATCAAAACTTCATCGTCTTGAACTGAATCAATAGCTTTTTCAATAAGAGTACGTGCTAAAGGCCGTTGTTTTACAATATTTACAGTAATCTTACCGTTATCGTCTTTCATAGTGCCGATAGATTTTTGCAAGAAAGTAGCGTTATCAAGACCTTCACTTCTAAAAGGAGTTGGTTGAGCACCAATCGCTTCAATAGATTTCCTAAGCGGTTCTATCTCTTCCTTGATAGCTTCTTTAAAAGCCTCTTTCATTTCAAAACCGAAAGATTTCATAAGATCTCTGTTGAAACTTTTTTCAACTTTTTCTTTAGATTTCTTCTTACCTTTTTCTTCAATGTCCTCGTCGAGATCTTCGATATCGTCATCATCTTCGTCCTCGTCTTCTTCCAAATCTTCAATATGCTTTTCGTCGTCTACGACATTCTTTTCTTCATCCTCTTTAGAATGCTCCATTTCTTTTTCAGTTTTAGACTTCTCAAGTATGATATCACCATTCTCAATGGCTTTCTCTATATACTCTTCGTCAAAACCTCCATTTAAAAGAGCTTTAACTATGGATGAGTTCTTCCATTCTGCTTTCATAATTTAACTTGATTTTATTTTTCGTAAAAATAGTTTTCTATTTTCGAATTTACAAAATTATTCTTCCAGATTTTTTCAAAAAGTCATCTAAAACCTTCTTAGATATGAACCCCTTTTGAAATCCTTTATAAAGATCCCAAAATTGTTCAACTTGAAAAGATGGACTATCCTTTACAGAAATCTTAAAATCTCTATCGATTTGAATGACTTTACCGTTAGAATTGTACTCCAATAAAATCGCTTGAGTTTGAAAATCCTTAGGACTATTAAAATCAATATCCCTTGATTTCATACTTTTAGTGATATCAACGTAAGTTGATGGATTTACCGGAGTAAATGTCAATGCTATGTTGGTAATGAGTGCTTTTGTAACTCTTTTTGGATTCTTAGGATCACGAGCCAATGCTTTGCCTTCAACAGACATACCAGGTTTTCTTGTTGAACCTGATTCTTTCATTTCTATTGCTTTATCCCAAAAAGCTCTAGCTTCTGGAGAGTTCTCCCAAAGTTTTCCTTTCACAAAAAATTTTCCATCTCTTACTTTAGCTTCCAAAGGCTCACCAATCCAAAATCGACTTTTGTTGATTGGACTTCGTGTAGGAAGATGATCAAGGTTAAATAATCCTGATTTTAGAAAACGATCGTAAATAAAACCATTAGGATCAAGAACTTCATCTTCAGCATCTTCTGTCTTATCAGATGCAAGACCAGAGAACGTCATATTCTTATAACGTTCTTCTTTAGAAAAATCTTTTTGTTTTGAAGACTTTTCAAAATCTATATCTAAATCAAGACCAAACTGAAAACAGTCAAAACTGTTATACATATATTCTTTTTCATTTCCTAACGAATTTACGAATTAAATGTTGTATATCATTTTCGAGGTAAAGATATCGATTAAATTCAAATGAACAAACATTTTCAAGAATAAAACGTCTTTATCTTGAAATATTATCCCTTTTATTGAGAAAAGCTCTCATCAACTGTTGTTCCAATGACTTTTTCAACGTATCTTTACGCTCAGAAAAGGAACATTGAGGATAGGCAACAGGAGGTTGCGCCTTCTCAAGATGACCCTTACGAGGGTTCACAGAAGAACTACAAGGTAAGAATGTAGTTTGGTCTTTTCTTCCAAAAGCGATTTCATTAGAAGTCGCTTTTCTTATTTTATCTTCTTCGTCTCTCTTCGTGTTATAAGAAGTCAATACCCAAACCTTCTCCTCGAAATTATCTTCTTCATCGTAGATTAAAGTTCTTTTCAAAAATAAAGCGAACTTACCCTTTACTAATTTAACTTTACTCTGATCTTTAGTATCAACGATTTTTCCTTCTTTCAAAAGATCGACGATTTTATTTGTCAAATCTTTTAACGAATTAAAATCATTCATCTGAGTAAAATGTTTATTCTTTATATGACATAGACCACTAGCATTATTTCCCCAAACAATATCAATCTTCCCAAGATCCTCTCTATTATAAGCACCAATCACTTGACCTCTTTCTCTTGAAAAGAGAAATTCAATGGCAGCTTTTGGTTTGTTTTGATATTCAGGAAAATTTTCACCAAATAACGAACTTTCTTTCTTTTCTATAAAGATTCTATCCTTAGAAGGATTTTGTTTCTTTATAGGTTTCCAACTACCATCGCTTTGCTTTTGATATTTAATTCCCTTCCACTCTCGAATCTCACCAACCGCAGCTTTAGCTTTAAACAAATCTTCTTCTAAAGATTTCTTATAAAACTCACTTAAAGATTTATTTATGTCGTCTGAATAAATAATCGCTTCAATTTCTAAAGAAGAAGCTCCTAACTTTCTCAATTTATCAATCAATTGACTCATATACCTTTTCAATAAAAAGAGGGAGTTGATTCTCCCTCTTTAGAAACTAACAAAATCAGTGCATTTGTAGACGGTATTTACTCTGTTTTAGAGAGGCGAGAAAATCGTCTATCCACGATATCTCACCATTGTACTCATCTTTACCCTCAAGTTCTTTTCTGAATTCAATAGTACGATCAAATATCATTTGACAAATCTTCACCGGATCATCTTCTTCGACTTTATCTCCTTGGATCTCTCCATCTTTAAACCTACCAAATCCAGCTTGTCCAGCTTCAGCGATCTTATCTTCAAATTCTCCGACTTCCTCTGAAAGATCATCAAGATAGACGTGTTTAGAATTATCTTCTTCTCCCCAATGAATATTTTTCAATCGAGTTTTTGCTCCTTCAATGAAATTTAAGTATTCATTAAACACTTTCTTTTCTTGTTTTTCAGCCTTTTCTAATTCATTCTTATCGCCTCCACTTATACTTTGGATGTTTATCTTACCTTCATTATTCCAATCTTGAACAACAGATTTAAACATTTGAAGATCATCTTGATTATTAAAACGAATAGTGAGATCGTTCTCGTTAGATTTCAATAAATCATTTTCTTGAGACTTTTGAATGTTCTCAGTCTTGGTAACACCATTTAAACGAAGAGATCCTTTCCAACTCCACTCTTGTTCACCATTATCTTTTGTTTTTAAGATGATCGAGAATGGTTTATTCAAACCAGTAACCTTTTGAAGAGTGCCTAAGAAATCTCCTAACTTATTAGCATGGTCGCCGTCATTATCAGAAAAATTAATCAAGAATTGTCCGTAAGAATATTTAGAAGCATCATCTTCAACTTCCTTCACGACATGCTCGTAAACCTCTTTCTTGAAAGAGATGGCTTTTTCTAGTGAAGATTTCTCAATATTCTCATCACCAATGCCGCTCCCTTGAGGGCCTTTTGTTTTACCATCGAGACTTTCTCGAGAAAGAGTCTGTGCATCTTCAACACCTTCCGCTTTCTCAACTTTTCCCCAACTTTCAGGAAGTTCATTTTCAAGCCCAAGAGCCTTTGCACGTTTACGAATCCATGCCTTCACTTCACTTTCTGGCATATCAGAAGCACCTACAAGTTTGATCGCATCTTTCAAGTCTTGACTATTGCGAATAGGATATTTGCCATTTGGCATTGCCTCTCCTTTCTTAGCAAGATCTTTTCTTTCTTTATGAGAGAAATAATTCTTGTTACCTGCTTTAGAAATTTCTTCTTTATGCTTCTCACAAAAAGCCTTGAAAATCTTTTCAGAAATCTTACCTTCGACCATGCTTTTCGCCAAATCCATGACTTCGGTAAATATAGGAGCTTTGGCTTTAACCTCTACATCTTCTACTGGTAAACCTAGGATCTTTTTAATGTTATCTTTCATATCAAAGATAAACTTATAATCATCGATTTCAGTTGCAGGATCTATCCAAGCACTTCCAATTTCTTCAAATCCATCGACAACAATTAACGAAGGTGAGAACTCATCTAAATAAGTCATAAAGTAATGGATTTCAACATCACCATTATCATAAACACCTACTTCAGTTAACAAATTATCGTCTGTATCAATACCTGTTTCTTCAAACAACTCACGTCTTGCTGCAGTACGAAAATCCTCTCCTGCATCGACATGACCACCAGGAACACACCAATCTTCTGAATAACTTCCGCTTTCACCAGCTCTTTGTAAGATTAACAACTTAGAACCTCTCCAAACAAGTATATCCGCATATCTCACTTTACCACCTTGTTTGGCTTTTAAAAGGTCTATATATATAGATTTTTTAATCAGACCTTTCATCCAACTTTGTCTCATTGAATCTAAGGTCTTAATATCTTTCAAAACATCAGCGATTTCAAGATCTTCTTCAAGAGAAGCTAAAGATTTTTCAATTTTCGTTTTTCTCTTATAAACATTTTGAAGATCTTGAGATTGTTGTTTTAAGAATGCATTAAAACGATTTTGAGCCTTTTCAAACAACTCAACATCACCATTAGAAAGATCATTTAACTGAGCTTTTTGAAGTGAAAAGTTCTCTCCTAATTGATCGATCTCTTTATCTAGAAGGTGAAGTTGTCTTAAATTATCTCTATACTTTTGAATCTTTTCAGCCTTAGACTGAAGTCCGAATAAACTTTTGATATCCATGACTAACTTTGTTATAATTTTTGCACTAAATATACGAACTTTTCAATCGTTTACACAAACATTATCCGCGTAATAACTATGATCACTTTCTATTTCAATAGAATAAGAAAAATCCGGAAAATTTTCCTTTGGTATTTTTAAAATAGAAGAGACTTTACCTCGTTGATTTTTTCTTAATTGTAGGAGCATATTAGGTTTAATTTTATTTACTTCTAAAGACCTACCATTAGCTAAAATAATTTTACTACTTTCGTGAATCCTATGAATCCCTTCTTCTTTGATCTTTACATCGTCTTCAAAAACAAAATAAAGATCAAAGATTTCTTGATTGAAATCTAAGATCAAAGATTTGTTGATTGATTTTACTTTTTTGTATCTATTTTTATGAGTTAAAACCAAGTCACCAACTTTTATATCTTTTATCCATTTAGGACCATCAAAGGTCTGTATTTCTGTATAACCACTGTAAAATTGACTCATACTAAAAATTTTTTATCCCCAACTATTATTGTTACCTTTGATTTTCTCTCGACCTTAGATTTATAATCTTTAGGTGGAACGAATGTTTGTAATTTATCATCCCAAACATAATCATCTGGAATATAACGAGTACCACATCTACAATTCCCTGATACACATACCTTACCTTCTCTTCTTATGATCAATGTATGATATTTCTCTAATTCAACATCATAAATACGTCCATCGTACTTTATAATTTGAGGTTGAAGAGCTTCGCTTACCGCTGTCGTATTAAAGCATTCATCTATATAAATCTGATCATATTTAGAAGTGTAAGTTTGTTGTCTTTTTTTATCAAAAACAACAACTTTTCCCATATTCCTATATGACGGTCTTCTTCCTATTTTCAACATCAATTCTCCTAAATCACTAGCCAATCTAGGACTAGAAGTTGAAAACACCCTATTGTCTTTACATTGATAACCATCCCAATTACGTCCTTTGTGAATCGATCCATCACCTTCTCTAAAAGCATCTAAAAAAATCTCGATACCTTCTTTATCAGCTTCTTTCACTTCAGATGGTATAAATTTTTCATGTGAGTGTCCGAATTGACACATATATTCCCACAAATCATCTTCAATACCTTTTCTACAACGAATCTCTATATAATTCGAACATTTATTCGCTTGTGGAAATAATTCTACACAACAATCAAAGATTTTTTGAAGATATTTATTCTCACTTTGAGAAATATGTATTCTTCTTGTGTCATACTCAATCGTAGATCCTTCTGATAAAAAATACCCTAAAAACTGATAAAATAATTTACTATCGTACGACCGATTCCCAAATCGAATTGAAGTGATAGATTCCCCACTCCAATTCGGAATAGTTCTTAAAAATTTATTACTCCATTTGTTAATAGATCCTTCAGGAATTAATTTCCAAGGACCATTTCTCTTTGAAATGACATGATTATGATTAGGAGTAGTCATGAGAGAAAAACTCTTATGCTTTCTAAGAATCATATCCCCTTTATACTCTTGATCGATCCAATTCACTGCCTTTACATATTCAGCATCACCTGTCTCTAAGTTAATAGACAGGAAAGATTCTGTCTTGTTAAGATCTTTAAAAAATTTAAAACCTTCATTTGTCAAAACCTCTGTTTTATCATCATAACAAAATGGATGAACTGTTCCAATGACAGGTTTCCAATCCTTGCTCTTCCTACCAATATTATCACCATTTTGAATAAGTTCTGATAATTTGAAGATTCTAGGTTTTGAACCTGCACCTGCTGTAGTATAGAGATTTAGGCAATATCTACAAGCTCCTGGATAAACTTCTTTGTATACTCTTGCATCTAATCCATGTTGATTGATTATCATTTGAGCATTCCCCAATTCATAAATGTTTTGGAACTCAGTTTCGACTATCCGTCCCCAATCTCGATTCCAATCTTTCAACTGATTACCGATATTACTTACGATACCTTGGACTGATCTTTTTTCTAAAACACCTAATTCATGCTCTCTTTTGATTGTTGAGAGTTCTTCTATCCGACGATTTTCAACAAGATTTTTTATCTCTTGCTCTGAAACAGAATTCGAAAGGGTTTTCTTTACCCTTTCTCCCATTCCTTTGATATAAGAATAACTTCTTGTAGCTGCAGCTTGATATTCATACAATTCTCTTTTAGAAGGTTGTTTGTATTGTTTTCTAGCTGTGTATTGTTTTATATCTGTATAGTTTAAGGTTTGTAATTGTTTTGGCGTTAAAACAGCAGATAACCTACCAAATAAATATGCTTGCCAATAAGGAGGGATCAATTTTAGATCTTTCCAATCAAAATGAAATTCATCGAGTACTTTCTTATCGTTGTCAGTTAGAAATTCTTTTCCTAAGATATCAGCGATAGTCCTAGCTAGACGATAATCTACAATCGTAAACAATCTCTGTATGTCGTCTGGTGTAAAAATCATAACTTTGATTTGAGTTTAACCATTTCTTTAGTTAAATCTATTAATAAATTATCCATTTGAGTAGAGAAAATGACTTGTGCCAATCCTTCGTAACCACCTTGAACCTTAGGATAATCCATAGGATCTTTAACATGATGTTGGATATTACTGACTCCAGACATCTTCTCTACTTTCAAACCTTTTACATATCTGAGATTCATTTTCCAGCTCCCCAATTTTCTTTGATATACTTCATAGCACTACCAAGGATTGGATTTGAAACCATTGCCTTCTCATAATTTTCATCTTCGAAATCCAAAGGATTTTCTTCTTCTCCTTCTTCATCTACTGTTTGATTGTCGACCTCTTCATTCATACCTTCACCACCGTACATTGCTTGTTGCTGCTTTGCTTGAGCTGCAGTTTGATATACTGGATTTAGAATCGTATCGGTTTCAGGATCAAAATCACGACCAGAATATTTTTTAAAAATATCTTCCATTGATACCATACCACCTTCAAGTTTTTTCTTATCAAGTTCAACTTGCTTTTCCTCATCTTCTATTTCAATACCAGTGAAAGCAAATTCAAAATCAGAATCAATTTCGTCAATAAGATAATGGTTAATGATATTCTGTAAGAAAATTAACAATGGTTTTAACCCTTTATCTCGACTATGGTTCAATCTTTCCCTTTGACCATCTTGTCCAAAGATTTGAGCTTGGTCTTTGAATTGAAAACCTAACTCAGTTGGATCAATACGATAAACCGAACATGTAATGATAAGTAGGAATTTCAACCAATCATTGAACTCCATATCCCGGTTATTCTTTTGTAGATCAATCCATTCCAGATCAATTCCATTGATAATTGGAACTCTGTGAGAATTTGAAACACCACGCATCGTTTGTGTCCAAGCCTGTCGAAACTCATTTAAAGTCGTATTATCAATATTATTGTTTTTCACATTGATAAAACCCTTTGGTTGAGATCCTTTTGAAAAGAAATTACCATTATACTGCATACCCCATAATATCCAGGTAATAATCTCTACAAGAGTTTCTAATTCAGAGGTACCATAACCGTTCTTATAAATATTAGTGCTCTTATTTCGAATACCATAACCCAACTCCCAAGGATAAAAAATCACATGTTCTTTAGTTGTTGGATTCTGTAGGATCATATCATTGAATACCATACAATACCTAGGTAGATAACCTTTAAAACGATATTTCTCCCACTCTTCTCTCATTTTAGGATCAGCACTGTCTAATAGTCGTATTAAAGATGCGTCTACAGCTCGAAACTTATTTAAATTCCAGCTTCTATCTCTAACAATTTCAAAGGCTAATTGATCCAATGTAAGAGTGTCGAAAACAATCTTTCTCCCAAAATCTTGAAATGTATCAAATTTGTCCCATTTTTCATTGATACCACCTTTTTCTAAGAAATCAATGATATACTCGATTTTCCTCTGTTCTTCTTTTGTAGGTTCAGTTGTTTTATCTTCAAAACGACTTTTCTTCTTTCGTATCGTAAACCCCTCTTTTTGTTCATCAAGACTAAAATGTAGAAAATTTTGGACTTGTTCAACGCGAGTATTAACAACACTTCGAATAATGAAGATATCTCCCATCCTTCGAAGTGTTTCAAAGGATAAAGAACCGTAATATCTAGGATCTTTGAAACCTTGGCCAGTTTGATTAGCCTCATTTGGGTCGAAAAAGACAGCCTTCATCTCACTGTTTTGTCTTGAGTTTGCATCAAGATAAAGGTTTGCTTTCATGATCGCTTCAACATCATTTGAAGATACCATTTGTTGAAGTTTAGATTGTAACAATGTTGGTACAGTCTTGTTCAACGCTTCGATCTCTTCAAATGAGAGAGAGGCCAGACTCTTTATTAAGTCTGGCCTTTGTGATTTGTTATTGCTTCTTTTTCTACTCATAGATAAAATTATTATACCCCTAATTGAGTTAAAGTGACAGTAGCTGTCTTTCCACCTTCATTTGCCGTAACAACAGCTTGACCTGTTCTTTCAGCACCTGTATTGGCTGCTGCTATTACTGAATATTCAGAAGAACCTTTTGTAAAACCTTCACCACTAACAACAGTTGTATAATCTACTGCTATCGGTGATCCAGAATTTTTACCATTTACTTTCTTCTGTTTGTTAGAAGTGACACCAAAAACTTTTGTCTCTCCTGCTGCTACAAAACTTAAAGACGTAGGATCTGTTGTTAAAGTGTAATCATAAGTTACTGTTGCTGCGGCTTGTGACAAATTAATCGTATCAACTTCGTCACTTTCAGATTGAGTAATCGTAACTACACCTGTTCTTTCAGATTCAGTCGTATTTTCTGTTGCTACAACATTATTACCTGTACTCTTTGAAAAACCAGAACCAGCTACTTCAAAAGAAAACGCTACATCAACTGCAGAACCGCTAACATTACCATTTAGTTTCTTTTGTTTTGTTGAAACCACTGAAAAAGATTTAGTCTCACCAGTGTTAGCAAAAGAAAGTGATGTAGGAGTGGCTGTCAATGTATAATCATAAGTGACGACAGATGCAGCTTGAGTTAAATTTACACTAACACTTTCACCACCTTCATCAGTTTGATTGATCGTCAAAGTACCTGTTCTTTGTGTTTCACCAGGATTTTCTGTAACAGTAATATCGTAACCATTATCAGTCTCTTCGTAACTAAAACCAACACCTGCTAATTCTACTGTCACAAGGGCTTTAATAGTTTCTCCTGATGGAGTACCATTGATAACCTTCTGTTTAGTTGACGTTACATTTATCGATTTTGTTTCACCAGTATTGATAAATGACAAACTAGAAGGATTAGTTGTAAGTATATAATTATATGTAATGACAGAAGCCTCTTGAGAAAGAACAACATTTAAAATTTTACCACTTTCATCTTGAGTAATTGTTAAATTACCGTTTCTAACGGTATCAGAAGGATTTTCGTTTATAGTAACTGTTCCACCTTCACTAACTGTAAAAGGTGCTTCTGTTTGAAATTTAACACTTAATGCAGTTTGATTCCCTTGTGGCTTACCATTTACATAAAGTTGTTTATAAGAAGTAACAACTGCTTCTATACTATCACCTTCCTTTGGAAATTCCAATGTTTCTTTTTGTGGAATAAGGAAGTATTTCCATTCTTCTACTACATCTACCAATACTTGAGCTTCGTCGTTTAACCCTTCTGGATAAGAAATAAGCTGAAGAGCATTGTTCATAGCCCATTCTTTGAACGATCCAATATTGTAGATTCTACCAGGTTCAATCACTATTCCTAGTGATTCAAAATAATCGATATCACCTACAGTATTTTCTGTCACAAAGACATTCAGTTGACTGTCAATACCATCAGTAATAACAGTCAACTGTTTTGGCTCTTCTTCATTTGTCTTGAATAAAAGTCTTAACATAATTAAGCCATTTCTGCTGTAACCTCAAATTTCTGAATACCACTTTCAGCAGTAACTACAATATTAAGATCTTCTTTTGCATCTAAACCAAGATCTTCTAATGAGAATGTCAAAGTAGATTCTTTTTTATTTAATGAAGCGGCTAAATCTTTACGATCACCACGAATCACTCCATAACGACCAACTGATTCATTCAAATTAACTGAATTAGGGAAGTGAATGTTTACATCCTTAACAGTAGGAAGTGTTGTCGTGATTTTCAAAACACATTCATCATCACCATTCCACTCAGCATTCACTGCAACTAGTTCATTTAAACCTTGAGGATTGATCTCCAAAGTCAAACCATTATTTTCTGCAAAAGCTACCAACTCTTCGTGCATAACAGCGTGACCTACATGCCAATTAAAACCAAGTGCAAGAAGTGCATCACTACCAGCTTGTTCATCTTCATTAACAGCCAAACCACCTGCAGGTACGATACCACGCATTTCTGTGATAAACACTCGTTTTTGATCGCAACTACCGTCTGTAACGACAGTTGCATCAATTTTCTTATCTGTATCTATAAATCTATAAAGTCTCATTTTTCAATTATGTTTTAATTATTTTCTTTTTGTCGATTTCTCTTGTTATCTCTTCTTGCTATACGATCGCGATATTCACGCAAAAGACTCCAATCTTCATCTGTCTTAGGACCTCTTACACGGATCTCAGATACCTTCATTGACAACTCTTCATCAGAAAGTTTTGAATCTTTTTTAGCACGATCTATAGCTTCTTTAGTTGATTTAGATCCATATTTTTTCTCTTTCTCTTCTAGCGTCTCTTCTTTCTTACCACCATAACGTTGTCCAACGATACCTTTCTTTCGATTAGCTAGAGTGTCCTTGTAAACACCTGAACGTGCTTTCATTAGGGTGCCATCTTCAGCTTTATCCCATTCAACTTGTTGTTCACGCCAATATACTACTGACTTCGTTAAATCATCATTTACTACTGTAACGCGATTCAATGAAATATAATCAATCGCACCATGTTCACGTTCAATAGGATCGATACTCTTCAATATATCTTGAGAAAATTGATATATCTGTCTTTGAGTATAGACTTCCCAATTATTTTGTTTTGCGAGTTTATCAAACTCTTGCCTTGTCATTTCCATAGACTTCCCAATTATTTTGTTTTACAAATTCTTTTTAATTTCACCCGTTTCATCGTAATATTTTAAATATTTACGAATCCTCGGTGGTAATACATTAGGATAAACTTTTTGAATATTGTTTAGTATAGATAGAGCTTCTCTCACTATCAAAGCTGTGCAAATTGTAACTCTAAACCACTCAAAACCACCAATAGAAGCTCCAAGTATCTTATAACTACTCAAGTTATGAGCAACAATTAAAGCACATCCATAACAAATGACTTTAATTAAGATCTTTTCAAATCCTTCAACGCTGAAATCTTTTTTCTTGATATGGTGTAAAAATCCCATTAGAGTATCAACAATCATCAAGACAACTAAGAATTTTAAAAATTCCCAGTCACCAAACACATACTTCTCAAACCAACCCACAAAAGGTGTTATCGGAATTGCGACTACTATTGGAATATAGAAGCTCATCACGTAATTTTTCACTCTATTATAAAAGTTATCGTACATATTTTCGAACTTTTGTTTAGTAATCGAATCGTGTTTGAATATACTAAACAATCTCTAAAATTATATCCTACGAATTAATTTATGTGAACCTTATTTCTTTTTCTCTAATTTTGAGATCTTCTTTTCTAAAGAATCAATTTTCTTTTTACCTATCCTTATCATTTCCGCTTTTGCAGCACCTCCAAATGATGTACTACTTTCAATGTCTTCGACGGTTTCTTTAGCTCTCTTCAATTGAGATCTCAAATCATTCAACTCAACCTCTTTCGCTTTGGGATCACGAGCTGTAGCGTAAGCTCTCATTTGAGCCTCTGTCATTTGATGTTCACTAGAATTCTTTGACTTATCACCAAACTGATTGAAATTCTCACCCAATTTATTTACACGACTAACTAAACTACTTAATCTTTCAAGATCTTTTGATGATGCATCGTCTTGCCAATTATCACCATATTTATTCATAAGCTTCAAACGTTCTTTACTGATCTCTCCAATGATCTCATCTTTTCGATCTCCGTATTGAGCTGCTGTCATTTGACGTTTCAAAGAAGTTTCTTTCTTACTTTCATTCTTCTCTGTAGAAGATCCCTTAGGTTTTACTTGAGAGAGTTCATTCGACAATTTCACCAAAAAACGATTCATATCATTATCGTTTTTATAAGCATTTTTAGGAGCTAACATGGCAGATTGGAATTGAACACTATCTTTACCGTATTTTTTAGCTGCATCCACAAGATTTTCAATGAACTTTTTCTCTTGAGCTTCTTTATCTGTTTTTAAACCTTTAGATTTCAATCTCCAGCCCTTTTCGGTCTTGATATAGAGTTTTCCACCATAAGTTTTTTCTGTACCAATAGGTTCAGCTTTACGTGCTTTTTCGATTACATCATTATTGACTGGCAATCCAACGATACCTTTGAAACGGTTTAATGCCGTATCAGCAAACACGACTTGTTTCGATTTCATAATTGAACCAAACTCTTCTTTTTCTAGGGGTTCAATTTGACATTCACGATAATAAACTATTGATTTAACTAGATTATCATCAATAACAATCGCACGATTCAAAGAAACAAAATCAGCGGCAACACATGATTTTGAAAATTCATCCATTGATTCTTGATTATTAATGACTTCTTGATTGAATTTCAAGACTTGATCTGTAGTGAAGGTTTCATAACCATTCTTAGCTATAAAAGCATCGAATTCCTTTTTGGTAAACTCTTTTATCGTACCATTCATGATTCTAATGATTTTTAATTATCAAATTTTACTGTCATAAAGATCGTGGTCTTTTTTCAATCAACAACCAATTCTCCAAGATTATTTAACTCCAAGATACAAGTCAATAGTTCGTTGATCGTCTTTGATTCTCCTGATTCTGTTGTTCTGACCTTTAACGCTTTAGCTAGATGAATTATAGAAACCTTCATTTTCTCAAGATCATTGATTTGCTCTTTTGAAGAAGAAAGTTGTTGTTCTAAGGATAAGACCTTAAACTCAAGGTCTTTAACCACTTCATCTTTGTCAACGATATTTTCTGATTCACCTTCATTTGATTTTAACGGTTTCAATACTTTGTCACCAACAACAAGATAACTATCTTTTTTAGGAAGTTTAGTCTCTATCACTTCTTTACCTAATTCCTCAGCTACTTCTTTTAAGACACTGATTGATCTCTTTCCTCTTACTTCGTTTTTGACTAAATAGAGGTCTTTGAGATTTTTGACAATAGTCTTTCCTTCAATCGTGTTGATCACCGCTTTCTTTATTCCTTGTTGTTTTACGATCTCAACAACAGTGCCAGCGTTTTTCTCTCCATTCTCATCAATAAACTTTACAACTTTCCCAGCTTTAACAAAGTCCATAATTATATCATATTTAAATTTTTAAAACGTTTTCTTACATGATGTATCTTACTTTTAATAGTACCTAAAGGTACTTCAAAAATCTTAGAAAGCTCTTCGTAAGTATAACCATTAGCATATCCTAATATGATCTTTCTATCCCTAGGATTGAATGTATCAAGGATTCGAATGATTGCATCGTATTCTTCGTTTACTTCATTTTGTTGATCTGAATACAATTTATTCAACTCATTCATTACACCTTCTTCTTCTTGACTACAAGTATCTCTCTTCTTAGAAGAGAGTAGGAGGTTTAAAGTACTATTTTTAGCGATAGTAACTAACCAACTCCTTAAACCACCAGATCCTTCGTATACATATTTATCTTCAGACTTCAACGCTTTTACAAAAGTATTCGAAACGATATCGTCTATATCTTCATCACTTAGGTCTTGATAATATCGTTTCTTCAAATAGTTTGTTAAGAAATTCCTGTAATCATTGAAATTCTTTTCAAGATCTTTCTTTATACTAAACCCCTCCATTTTCAAAATAAGTATGTTTGTTAATGTTATAAGCTAGTTAAAACTTATCAACGCTGGAATCAACCTATTCATATCATCACAATGCTTTATAACCAAATCTAACAATTTATCCATCTTTGATATATCCCGTATGGAATGTAATTTTGTAATGATCCTATTTTCAACCATCTCACAGATTATCCCATCTAACCTCATATTCTCGAGCTCATTTATTATCGTGAGTTTATATGATTCCCAAGACTCTTTCTGGTTTTTCCACTTCTCAACACCTTCTTCCATCTTCTTGATTTGAGAGTCGTTGTGATCTTTCATCTTCAAGAAAGTGATAAACCTTGTTTGCAGATATTTAGGAGTGTTATTCTTTAACTCTCTCTTGTGAAGCTCACTATAAGGAACCCATTGTTCGTGATATACGAATTTAGGTAGATTAAGCATGATATCATCACCACAAATACTTTTCACTTTATCTTCAAAGATCTTTTTCCATTCTCTTCTAGGAGGTAAATTAATCGTATTAGTCCTTGACCAATGATGTTCTCTCTTCATTCTCTCTATTTCATCTGGTTTATAATAGAAACGATCACCGAAATAAAATCTCAATTTATGAAGGATATGTCTTACCATACACAACGATAAACCAGTATTTTTAGCGATACTAGCACATGATGAATATTCTATCTCACTGGCCCATAATGAACTACCTCTTACACCAGCTTCCTTTTTGCATTCTTCAAATAAAGGACAGATTTTATGACGAAAGTGAAAATCAATATAAAGCATCACTCTATAATCATAGTAATTAACCCGTAATGATTTGTCTTCTAACTTATGCGTCAATAGAAGGTAATCAGGTAATCTCTTGATCGTGAAAGGATTGCAATCTTGCCATTCTTTTATCTCAAAGTGTTCATCCTTATATTCAAGGATACCTTCTTTTAAGAATTCTTTAATGAAATCTCTTATTACGTGAACAGTACCTATCTTTGTATAGGCATGGATTATATTGACAAGATCTGTTAATGATGAATAATACTTGAAACCTTGTTTCTTTGTACCTGTGAAAGTGAAGAGAATCTCTAGGAGTCTTTCTCTCATTTCTTCTTTTCTATTAAATCTTTTTACTTCCATTCTATTTTTATTTTGCGTAAAATAACGAAGAATTTTTCAATCTACAAACTTTACATCAATTAACTGATACACAAAAGAAAAGGCCTCACTCTTGAGGCCTTATTTCCTTAGTTTAACTAAAAACTCTCTAAAATAAAAATAAAATGAAGCAAAAAGTTTCTTTTCTTAAAAGAGCTAATTAAAAGAACTAGAAACTCTATCTAAAACTACTTACATTCCCATGCTTTTGTTAGATGTTGTAAAAGTACAATCTTTTCATTTCACTTGCAACGTTTTTACGTTCAATAGGCACTTAACAATATCATTTTCTCTTAACTAATTGATTTCCACGATTTTCGCAATTCTTTCCCTATATCATATTACATATAATCTATATTTACTTTATTCCTATATTAAATAGGAGTGAGAAGAATGATTATTATTTATAATATTCTACTTTAAAATGTTATAAACATGTGATTATCAGCAACAAAAAAGGAGAAGAATCTCACGATCCCTCTCCTTCAAATTAAAATGTCTATAAAACAATTACCAGACCTTATCCTGATTGCGCCTTTTAAGCAGTTGTTGACAGTGGAAAGATACTAAATCCTTTTATTAAAACAACCCACAAAACCATAATAACGCTGCTACGACCAAAAATATACAAAAAATAATGGTAGGATCGGTTTTTTGTTTTTCTTGTGTAGTCGTAGGATCGATCCCTTGTTTTGATTCGGTAGACTCTTCTTGTTCTATCCCAAGATATTTCTTTTTCAATGTCTCAATCAACTCTTTGTTATGGTGGTTAGCCGTAGAATAACAAAGGTAAATCGATACGATATAAAAGAAAATAGTCGCAAATGGAAGGACAATCATGAATTGAACTGGTCCTAAGAGTGCAAGTGATGCAATAATATATCCAAGATAACATACCAACATAACAAAAAAAGTACTTCCACTCGTATACAATAACCCTAATATACCAAAAAGGATACCTAAAATTACACTGAGAGCTACACTCTTCTTTTTCTTGTTATATTCTGCTTGATATAAAATATATTTATCCATTTCCATAACCTTAAAATTTTTGTGTTTCTTTCTTTCCATAATTCTTACAAAGTACTCTCAATTGAGAGTAAAAGACTTTAGTCTTTCTTGTTTGGAACCAATTGATCAATTCTACACAAGAAGTAGACCAACGATACGTAGTCGAACTTGTCATCCTCCTGATTTCATTTTCTCTAGCTCTACCAAAATGCCAATACGTCACACTTACTTGATAGTAACCTGATTCTTTCTTTAAGATCGAAATATCGAAATTATTGTCACTCATTTTTGAATTCTTTTAAATTAATAGTTGCTATACAATTCCTTAAAGAAGTTCTATGATTGATTGCTTCTCCTTTAGTAGGATAAGATGATTCACTTATAAAATACTTTCCATTTTCTTGATAGATGTTTACCCATTCACCATCTTCATCCATAAAAAGATCGAGTGCACTTTCTTTGTTATCAAACACTTTCCCTTTTAATGTATAAAAATGAATAATCTCTTCTTCTTTTTTATTGTCTTTTAACAATGCCAAAATAGGAGTGTTCCCTTTACTTTTAAAATCTGTACATATAATACGAACTTCATGACCACTTCGTGTTGTTACCCTTTTTCCTTGTCTTACAAGCTCCAAATTAAATTCTTTCATTTCTCAGCTCCTTTCTTTGTTGCTCATAATAATCATGAGCTTTTTCAAATTCGACTATTGGACTATTTTTTGCATAAGGATTCCCTCTTAGAGGTTCGTAACCTGTCTCTTTGCATAGGTTGTCATACTGCTGCATCCTCTCTAATTGACCTTTTGTTTTATTTTCCATGATCTGTTTTATTTTTATGATTTTTCAAGAATAAATAACCGTCAATGATATTGTTAGCGACTTCTTCTTCAGAAGGGAATAAATCAGGAGATTCACTCAACGCTTCGTTAGCATATCTCAATGAATCCTCAACTATAGCCATAAGTTCTGGATTCTTAATCATTAAAGAAGTCAACATATCTATCTGTGACTTAGGATCTCCAGCTAAATAGGAAGAGGCTCTTTCGTTATCACCAATTAACGCAATCACTTGAAGTGATTTGTTAGTCTCTTGTACTACTTCATCAATATTGATGAGCATTTTTTCAATTGCATTCATATTCTTATGTTTATTATTTTAAATCCCAACCATTTTCTTTGACCCATTCTTCTAAGATCTTTTGATCTTGTTTAGTAAATATGATATATCCATCGTCATTATACTCATTAAATTGGTATATCATTGAATTGATATTAACACCATTTTCATTCTCATAAAATTCTTTCTCTTCAAAAGAGAAGAAGTCATTTATCGCTCTTTTTAAATCTTCATCCATATTATTATTTCTTTTGATTATGTCATAAAGATCAGACCTTTATTTGATCAGAGCAACGGTTTGTGTGTTTATTTTCGTTTTTAATGTAATTATTTTTCTTCTGATGAGAAGATAAGGATAGTATAGAAGATTGCTGGTTACATTTCTAAACAAACAAAAACCAGCAAGTGATTCAAAAACACTTGCTGGTAGAATCTATTTTAAGACAATTGGTTGTTGACGTATTCAAACAACTTATATTGGATCATATAGTCAATAGGAGAGTTCACGTCACCTTCTTTCTTTGGTTCTGGATAATCCTCAAGCCTAAGCCTAAGATTGATAAGGTCGATATCTTTTATCCTTTCTTTGTCTTGATAAACCATCAAAGGCACTATTTCCCAATGAGAACCATCTTTATTGAATTTTTTAACCACTCTTTCCCAAAACTTCTTATTGTACCAAACACCACTTGCCATAGCAAGATTATAATAAGAAGTCTCTTTGACTTTGACCCATTTACCAAACAAAGGATAGTAAACCTTATCAGCTAGGAAGATCAAAGGATAATAAATCAATGAATACAAGAAGTTCTTGAATTTAGGAAGTTTGTTACCTGAAATCTTTTCATAGACCTTTCTAAATCCATAAGCAAAATACCAATTATTAGCACCTCTCTTCACTTTAATAGTGTTCTTGAAATGCTTGTTACGGTCTTCTACACGATCCCAAGGTTTCAATTTATCTTCGTTGAAAGTAGGTACATATGTCCAAATGTGATGAAGTTGGCTATAATAAGGATTGTAAATCGTGTGATTGTTCTCAATTATAAAATATAAGACATTTATTAAGAACATCGAATCTTTCAAGACAGTTTTCTTAGAGAAAACAATAGGAGGTATAAGGTTCCAAACTTGATCTTGACTGATAAAAACACTGAAACAAGGATCTTCGTCTATACCTTCAATAGAAGAACTCCATCCACTATGGATCTTCAATGTATTCCAACTATCAATATCACTAGAAGAGATATCGTCTCTCACAAAAAAGCCTGGTTCAAAAATATTCACGATATTCCACTTCATCCTACAAGCGATATCTGCATTATGTACAAGCCTATATAGAGCATGTAAACAATTGGAGTAATTAGTTTGGGAATCACTCAATAGATAGTAAGTCATTAAATACGACAAATTGATCGTACCATCACCTATTTCAACCCTTTTTGAATTGTTTCTTTCGTCAAAAGTGACTTTTGCTGCTGGTATCCATGTACCATTGTGATATGGATCTTTGTCTTTCGATAGGAAGTAATTGTCGAAAATCTCTTTGTGACCATAAAATTTCTCTGATATGTTCATAATTAAATGATTTATATTTAACATGTTATAAAGATAAGGAAGAAATTGTTTCACAACAACCTCTTCCCAAGAAACAATAATAAAATAAACTTACGTAATCATTGAACGTATCATTTACCCTTACTACATAAAACTAAGTACTAATAAACCCTAAACAAAATCTCTTGTTTTCACAAACAAAAGGATTTCTACTCTCGAATATGATTATCACGTTGCAAATATAGCTACTTTATTTTGATCTATGAGTCTTTTTTGTTTTGTTTTTCTTTCTTCTTTTTTGAAGAGACTTTTGAAAGTGAAGATCTCTTGATTTAGATTTCTTGATTTCGAACCAGTCTCTTCTTTCTGTCTTTTGAAAAGGAAACTCTCTACTAACACTTGAAATCAGGAAACTCCTATCACATGTATCACTAAGCTCATCGTAATAAAATGACGATTTAGTCCATGTATCTGTTTTTGTATCTACCATAATAGTTATTTTATAAAATGTCTGTAGATACATAACACTATTAACTCGATAACTACTAAGATTATCGCCCAAAGGAAATATTTATCGATCTTTTTCATTTTCTTTCTTTGATTTTGAATCAATTAACTTTTTCTCCCATATCAAATAAATGATCAATAAACCCATTATAGGTAACCAAGGATCATCTTTACTAAATAGGATCATTATAACAATCACTATAATTGATAGGATCACTTGTAATGCGATCCCAAAACATTCTACTATTGACTTATTTGTTTTCATAATCTTTTATATTGTGCAGAGCGAAAGCCCTGCGGTTGGCCTATCACTATCAGGTCATATCATTACTTCTGGTTTTTCCATGTATCATAATCCGACGTTGACTCAAAGCATATGAACCCACCATATACCTTGGCGATTACAGCGGGAGTAAACGGACATTCTTTAATCGCCTTATACCTTGTCTCTACTTGTGCAAAATATGTTCTCATGACTTTTAATTTTAATTGTTATTATTGTTTCTTTCTTTTGATGTTGTAAAGGTCCGACTACTTTTTGATCTGAGCAACAATTTATACAATTATTTTTATAAAAATGATCCATACCAGTGAATCACTTCTCGGGTATGGATCTAAACTTAAAACCAATAACTATAACACTAAATCCAAAACACATTTAAAGATACTTGATTATTTCAACAATTGAAAACCCATAAAAAAGAAATCTCTTATTTCTTCCAGGTTTACCTTTAAATTTTGCTTCCCCTGAAATGAGTGTATCAATATCACTATTAGTTACGTCGTGTTTAAAAACACATCCTTCAAAAGAGAAAGATTGACTCTTGAAACCATCCCTATCGTCTAACTCGACAATCCTATAAATACAAGTCTTATTTAGACGCCTCATTTCAGTGACTGTCATTATCTTCTTGTTCATACCAGATTCTCCTTGATTGATTTTAAATAATTGATTTGTCGTAAAATCAAATTACAACATTCACCTACATAGGCTTTCTTTTCTTTCTTGAAGATCTTGAGATATTTTTCGATATCGATAAGTTCCATCTCTCGATCAATGACCTGTTTATATTCTCCTAAACATTCCAAATCTTTCACTTCTTTAAATAAGTCATTCCTCTTTTCGACTAAAATCTGGAAGTTTTCAATTAATTGTTGTTTTGTAATCATACTAATATCTCTTTAGGTTTGTTGAACATTGTTTGATACGCTTTATTTAAGCTAGGGAATACTTTGATGAATTCCTTGTGAGAAACTAGGATTTTGTTAGTTAACTTCGTATAAACGATTTTACACCCGTTTCTTTCAAATCTCTTAATGATACGTTCTTTCTTCATGATTCACGAATTTATAAGTTGATATTGTTTTCGATCGCACAACAAGCTAAGATCCATGCTTGTTTATCAGATATGATCGCTACCAAACGATTGTAAGGATTCATAGAACTATCAATAGTAGTCGCTACTTTAGAAGCGAATCCTTCTGTTTTCTTGATCTTTTCCAAGAAAGAACCTAAATCATTGAATGCGATCTCATAATACGAATGATTGTAAACTCTATCTGTATTGGATAGATTCTTGATCTCATTAGCTAACTTAGAAGCTGCTTTGTATTGTTCTGTACCTTTTGCAATCATGACTTTATGTGTTTTAATTATTACTGTTTCTTTTTCTGATGATGTAAAGGTCTGAACAATATTTCGTCTGAGCAACTTTTTATAAAGAAAAAGTCTCACCAAATGAAAATAATTTCAAAACGGTGAGACTTTCGATATAAATCAATCTTCTTTACTAGGTTTGATCACAATTTCTTGCATGAAATTAGGGAAGTCTTTTCTTACGTCATAACATGGACAACTTTTAATCCATTCAAATGGTTCAATGATACCATTGCCATTTGCATCAGGACTTAAATCCCTGTGACCACATACTTGAAAGATAGAAGGATATTTGCCAGCAAGCTCTCCAACAAGCTCTTTAATAGCACTCTTTTGAGCTTCTGTACGTGTATCACATGCTTTTCCACTTTCATCAAGACCACCTTCATAACAAATACCTATAGATTTCGCATTGTAACCTTTTGCATGAGCTCCGATCTTTTCAAGAGGCCTGCATTCATGTACTTTGCCATCTTTAGTAATGTAGAAGTGATATCCAATATCGTTGAAACCTCTTGCTAAATGATCTCTTTTCAATCTTTCAACGGTATAATCCGTACTTTTCATTGTTGCTGAACAATGGATAACGATCATTTCTAATTCTCTCATTTGTTTTTCGCTTAAAATCTACGGATTTCGAATTTTTCTTGGTCATCAAATGCTATCTCATTATCAAGCGATTAGGCTGCTTTTACATACAAGGAGAAACACCTGATGACCAAGTTTCATTTATTGCTTCATAGCTTCTGCTACTTTAATAGGATCGTCCCATCCATTTTTAGCGTTCTCAAATGCCATATCTAACAATTTGGTAGAAGTACATTCTTGTACCATTTCTCTTTTTGGCCACCAAAGATGAAAACAGATCTCACCAGTATCATCATGTCTAACTATCTGTAACTCAAAGTTTGGATCAAGTTTTTTGAATGCAGCTTTATATTTTTCCAACTCTTCTTCAGCCCATACAGTATTTTGTCCTTTGATAATAGGATCAGAAAGCTCTTCATTTGTAGTCTCATTAGTGTTTGAAGTCTCTTCTTCTGAAACTGCCATAGTCCTCATCATCATGACACTAGCATCATTATTTTTCCAAGCTGGAGTATCAGGTAAGATCGTATCTGGTACAAGGGCTATTAGTTTGGAAAATTGAGCATAATCAGTGTTTTCGATTTTCTTAATCTCTTCATTGACTTCTTCAAGAGTTCTTGTTGACATCGTTGAAATACCTGATTTTAAGTTGGTTTCAAGTGACTCTTTTTCAGTCAATAACTCTTCTAATCTATCACTATTCTTGATTACCTCAGGTAATACAAGTACTTTATACAACTCATTTGCCTCTTCATCAGTCAAGACTGGGATTTCAATGTTTGCAGTGAATGCACGATTGTTAGTCGTGCAGTAATCCATTAGGTTTGTGAGCTGTTCTTTAGTCGTAAAAGTGAATCTCGCCACTTTCGATACAACAGTTGTTGCCATAAAATTAAACTTTAAATTGTTAATAACTAGTTATTTAAATCGTCTTGTGAATACTTTTATCTCTGAGATCCTGATTATATTAGGATCTTTAATTACTACTTTACCATCTGATTCGAATGTATCGTAATCAACTAGGATCGTATCAAGGAAATCTTCAAACTCTCTAATTTGGTCTTCATTAAGACCTGATACTGTAACTTTTGTTTCTAATTCCATAATTTTTATTTATTTCTTTGGTCTAAAGATAAGACCTATTTTGTTTGTTTCCAACAAGTTATCAGTAAAATAAAGGATCCGATCTTCTCAGACAGGACCCTTTCAAATAAACAAATAACATTATGGAAAATACGTATTTTATTTAGAGCAATCCTCAGCGATCTTTCGTAATCTCTCAAGTCGTTCTTTTACAGTCTCTTTTTTCTTGATTTCCGTGAAAGTAGCTTCTTCTATAGGCATTTCTCTCATTTCTTCTAGGAATTTTTGATTCAATTTAGCCAATGAAGTCCAATCGTTACAAGCCCTGATTGCATCACCTGGTAACATGATCTTCTCTCTACCTAACACATTCTTATTGAATCCATTAAAGTCCTTGTAATAAGATGATGCAAGTTGTGCGATCAATATTGCAGGATCGATATTACTCTTAGCTGCGACTATACCTACTACGATAGAGTTGATAGGTAAGGTCCTCATCATTCTATCAATATTCTCTTGTCCATGTAAAGTAGCAGTGATATCGATCTTACCGTCTACCGTGAGTTTCAGTTCGTTACCTTTGACTTCTTTTCTTGCTTGTTCCAATATATTCCGGATCTCTCTTGAGAAGATCATAGCTTTTTGCTCTTTCTTTTGTTCCATATAATATTGGTACTTTATATGGAGGTCTACTAAGATCTCATTGAGTATCTGCAATCTACCTGCTTCACTTGCGATCTTATATTGGTCACTTGATGCTAAGAAAGTAGCACGTCTAGCATCTATCTCTGCCTTGTTTTTGGCAAAGAATCTCAGGAGGTCTTTTTGGCTTAGGAATACATTGTTCCTCTCTTGCATTATCTTTCTAACATCCTCAATACCATTCATTTCACCAAACAATTGTACCACTTGATTCCAATGGTCTGGAGGTAAGGTCACATCTTTTTCACGTTTATATGCATCTATATAAGCTCTCTTTTTGTAGGCATATTCACGGATCAATGGTGCAAATAGTTCTTTTTTTATCTCATGAGCATCTCTTACATCCTCATCACTACCACCTCTCACCTTGATCATTCCTTGGATGTTAATCTGCTTTAAATCAATTGTTTTCACTTCTCCATCAGCAGATTCAAACGTAAACCAACGATCTGGGCACTCATCAAGTCTTCTTCTGGCTGCCTCACTTAATAGGTATTTGTCTTGTACTTCTTGAGACATTTGGAGTACTGCATCAGGTGCTTCTTTCATGATCTCATCTATCTCTTTATTACTTAAATCCTTGAGAGTCATGTTGTATTTCTTTCTTACACCCTTTTTAAAATCGCTTTTTTTTCGTTGGATTCTCTCCATACAAGTCTCTAGTGAGTCTACTAATTTCTCTTTTTCCATAATTTCTCTTCTTTGTTTCTTGTGTAAAGATAGGAGGGTTATGACATGATTCACAACCCTCCTCTTACTTATTATGTGCCTATTTTCACTTTTCTTCTTTCTTCTTGGTTAGAAGAATTAAAGGACCAAATGTCATTGCCAAAAGCACATCATCATATTCTGTTTGTTCTGGTTTGATTTCTTTCTTGTCGAGAAAAATTAGACCTATTGCCATCCAAAGCACTGAAAGACTTACTACGATCACAAATCCCATTTCTATACTCATGATTTTCTCCTCGGACATAATATTAATATTTAAATCCATTTGAACTCGACAGGTAAGATTTGCTCACCTTCCAATCATTAAACACTTTGAGCCCCGATATAGTTTTGCCTGTAATAAACGCTACAAGAGCATCCGCTAATATATCGGGTATTTGGATATATGAGATATGGGTAAACGCTTTTTCCGTTTTCGAATTCACACCGGAAATTATGGTATCAAATTCATCTACATACGGCCACCCAACAGGAAAATCTTCTCCCACTGCTAGTATTATTATAGAAAAACTGGGTCCACCTATTTCGTTCCGGTACCCTATAATTTTTCCCTTATGATCCGTAGAATCTAGGCCGGGGTATTTAAATTCTACATCAGCGCCCGTTAAAAAATCGATGACCCTTTTTCTTACTTCTACACTCCCTAAGTCTAAACCTAACTCGTTAATTGATCTCATAATCTTACTTGTTTTTAATAATTTGCTACTCTTTGTTTCGTATTCGCTACAAAAGTCTTATTTGATCCTTTTAAAGATTAATTTTCGTGATACTCCCAATTCAACTCTCTGATAGTCTCTTCTGACAACATAGATCCTTTTAACGTCAGACCAATATATTGATTGTTGTAATATACATACCAATTTCCTTTTTCTGTTGCCTCTACAGTTACTTTGCTCGGTCTATTATATTTTGAATTTACACCTGCCAAAGCATTCATAACTCTCTTTGCGTCGTATGGTAATCTTCTTGTTGTCATTTTATTAGCTCTTTTAATTATGACCTAAAGGTCCGACCTTTATTTCAGTGGAGCAACAGATCATAGGATTTTCTACGAATTAAATTGAAAACAGTCTGACCTATCTCTATATGGACACTTATTCTCATATTCACAACCCTTACAATTGTGATTACTCTTTTCAATTGGATCTTTTAAATCCTTCTTTGTGTAGGGTTGTTTGTTTTCGTCTTCTAGTCTTGCCATAATTCTATGTTTTTAAATGTTATTAAATCTTTTCTTTTTGATCTTGAAGAAGTTCACATTTCGATCTTACTACATTCTATGAACCTTTCTAAACCTTATTTATCGTTTTGAGATTGTTTACTCTTCTCAAAAGAATCTTTGTCTTTTAATGCTCTTTTACAAGCTCTTGCTTTCATCTGAGAAGGACAATCACACTTTTCTCGATTGTACCAAATACAATAGTCGCATTGATGCATAAATTAATCCTCTTTTGTTTTCAATCCCTTTTATATATTATAATATATAAAAGGGATCTATGGAATTTAATACCAAATCTCGTTACCAACGATCAGTTTCTTTTGTTGATCAATCGTTGTCTTTGTTTCTTCGATCCGTTGAAAGAAAAACGAAGGTCCTTTAGCTCCAACGGATTTTGACTTTGGTCTATCCACGACTAGATCTTTCTTCTTTTTAACTATCACTTCCATAATATTATTTATTGTTTTATCTAAAGATCAGGTTATTGATCCTTTTTACCAAGGATCTCTTCAACTTCTTGTGTATCAAGGATTTGAATAAGTGTTTCGCAATAAAAATAAAAATCATCTACTAAATCATTGCTATTCTTTAGTGTCACTTTACCAGACACTATTTTATCAGTATTACCTGCTTTTCGTTCGTGTTTGAAAATTGCATCTGGTGAGATATAAACATTAAAATCACCATAAATATCGAATTCTGAGAATCGTACAATTTTATAATATGCGAATGTTAAATCATATGATTCTCTTAACTTTCCTATAGTCATGACTTTCTTATTGTCGAAATACCAATCTAGGGATTCTCTTAACTTTCTCAATTCTCCTTCTGTCAGACAAGGAAATGAAGTCGTATTGTTCCCTATTTTTAGACTTAGTTTCAAATCTCTGTTAGACCCTGTATCTTCTCTTTCGACAAATACTTCGATCTTTCTATCCTCTTTAATCATCTTTGTTTCCATAATATCTTATTTTTATATAGGGTGTTTTCGCACCCTATTAATTAATTATTTTACTTCGTATGTCACAAATCCAACAATTGAACTGTCGTTTCTACCATTTATCACCACTTTCTTACATTCTACTGTTAAATAATTATTGAATCCACCTTCTTTTATGCAATACGATTGCCATGGATAACGATTGAAATCTTCAATCTTTCCATTGGAATATTCAATCATTTTCTCAGCTCTTTGGTTGAGAGCTTCTAATACACCTTCTTTTGTACTGAACATTTGTGAACCAATCCAATAGATCTCATTACCTCTGATTATCACTTCTCTGTAGACTTTCATATCGCTGTTTATTTTATCAATTATTGTTTCTTTCTTTTGATGTTGTAAAGATCAGACCTTATTTTCGTCTGAGCAACTTTTTTACAAAGAAAAAGTCCAGAAATTAATTTTTCTGGACTTTTCCCAACATCAAAAATACAAAGCTACGCATTCACATGGATAGTAAGTCTAAATTTACCAAAGGCCTGTCTGATCGTCAACTTTATACTTTTTTGAGGAGAGCCTTTCGTCGTCTTTACTGTTAGAGTCTTCGTTCGAACTGCTGTTCCAGTATTTTTAGTCGTAGAAGAGGCACTAATCGTACCATTTCCAGTCCCTGTATAAGTCAACGAAATGTTTCCACCTATCGAATCTCCCCAAGCGATTGTTTTCGTAGCCATTACTATCTCCTTTCTTTTTATTCAACCGTCCAATCTGTGTTAGAAATAACTTGTGCAGAAACAGCAGTTCCTTCCCAACCTAACTCGATTGTCTCAGGAGTTACTTGTAATGTAGGATCACCAGCAGATTGTGTTAATGTACAAGTAGCTTTTTGACCACCAGCAGCAGTACAAATAATCTGTTTAGATAACGAAGTTACAGTAGTATTCGCTGGTACACTGATTGTGATAGAAAAACTGAATTGTGCATTAGCACCTGGATCTCCAGCGATTGCTACATTGTTACTTGTCTCAACAGAGTTAGCTGTATACTTCGTAGGTAAGGAAATGTTGAGTGTACCTGTACCTAACGTAAAGTTCAACTTAGAAGAGTTACTTGTACCTGAGATTGTCACGTTGCCACCAGCTTTACCTGCAGACGCAGATGATTGCATTGTGATGAATTCTGGTTTACCAGCTTGATTTACAGTCTTTGGAATATCATCTACTCCTGCTGCTTTAAACGTTGCCACTCCAGTTCTTGCCGTACGTCCTGTGTGCGGAGATGCTGTACTAAAATCTACTGTTCCATTACCTGAACCAGATGTTGGGTCAATAGTCAGCCAATTTGGTTTTGCCATGATTTATAATTTTAAATTAATTATTCAACTTTCCAATCTACATTGGATCGAACTTCGACACTTACAATAGGATCGTCCATTGTGATCCAAACCGGACCTGTTGGAACAACATGTAAATAAGGTTCTTCTTTACTGTTGTCGACAGCAGGAGGAGTTCGAGATGGACCTACATAAACGTCTCCGATTTGTCCATAAACACTAGGGATTAAGGGGTTCTTTGTTTCCATCTTTCTCAATATTTGCGATAAAAATAGACAAAAAAAACCAAAATCAATGAGATTGAAACAATTAAATTTCACTAACTTCAAATAATAAAGGAAGATCGTCAAGTTTTGCAATGACACAAGGCTCTTTGTCGTTGTCATTATCATTGCAATTTGCAAAGATAACACGACAACCTTCTTTAAAGATCCTAAAGGTCAAGACATGATGTTTTGTTTCAATCGCTTGAAAACGATTATCAACTCCACATTCTTGTGTTAAACGTTGATAAGAAGTCTCATTGAGGTTCAAATCAACATAAAAGATTATAATCTCTTCTCTTTTTGAAGATTCTAAGAAGTTGACAATTTTAGTCGCTTCCATTGAAGTGAAATTCTTTGTATTCACTTCGTCGTTTAATGTGATACATGCACATTTACTTAGTAAGATCTTATAGATCTCATCTCTTTTTTTCTTAATTTCTTCGTTTGTCATGATTAAAAATAATTGTTGAAGATAGAGGAGCACTAAAAGCAATATTTCTTTCGCTATTGATTTGGTCATTTCGTTCTACGATTGAGAAACGATTATATTTCTCGTCAATATCAAAACAATACGATTGACCATAACTATGTGCAGAACGACCTTCGACTTGAACTGTAATTTCAGTTTCTCTAATTATTATTATTACCATCTTTCAATCAAACTTTCTTGATACTATCTAGTTCCCAACTATCACCCTTTTTTACCCAAAGACATTCTACAGAAAAATCTTTTTTATTATTTGCAGGATCTATAGCTGCTATAAATTGACGATTCTTCATTGTCTCCGCCAAAGTGTCTTTACTGAAAAGTAAATATTCTTCTCTACTGATTTCAATAAAGTGTGTACTTAAATTACAAAAAAGAGGAATAGAACTACATTTTTCATCAAATACACATTCATGACAACCATGGAATTTTGATTGTACTTCTTTGTAGAAACAACCATCTATTTCAAATACCTCTCCAATCATAATTTCATAATATAAATAGGTTCAATACAATCAGTGCAAGTACTGATCCAAAATTTAGGATCTATCTTTCTCCCCTTTTTCACAATGATCATATCATCATTATGAATACATTCGTTAATCAGGTCTAATACATCTTGACTAAAATCTTCTTTCACACGAGATTTATTAACCAGACCAAATTTACAATATCCTAGTTTATAAATCTCACAATCATTAGAACATCCTATAGGATGTGGTGAGTCTAATTTCTTTAATTCGTATTCCATATTATTTTAATTTAAACCATTTACTTCTGTTAGTCTTAGCAAAAAGCCTTTTTTCGATCATCTTCATAGCTAATTCATCATTCTTCGAAATTGGGCGTTTCCACTTGTTTTTATACTTCCACCAATCAATAAGCTCACCTATTATTTTTTCATAAGATAAGCCTTCTTTCGGTTTTAAACCTTCTTTTTGACACCTTCCAACTAACATAAGATAGAAAGCATCTTCTTGATCTTGTTCTTCTAATAAACACTTCCTCAACTTTTTTAAAATTGGAAGGTATTCTAGATAATTAGGACGATCAATCCTACTATTGAGATAAAATTCAATATCATCAAGATTGAGTTGATCGTAATTAATGACCGTCGATTCATCTCTACTAAATTTAAAAAATAAACTGTTCTTTCTTTCGTGACTACCATTCCAATCCCATCGAGGATCGTCTGGAATATATCTAATTCCTAATTGTTCTCTCTTTTCTTCTATTCGTTTATGTTCTTTCCAATATATATCGTTAATGAATGTCTTGTAGACCATATATACACCTTCACCTGGAAAAGTTGGAAGACTCCATTCAGAATAAGATCTCAAGAATCTATTCTCATACAACCTTTCTTTAGCAGGTTTCCAATCTTCGACACTTCTACAATAAACGATTCTACTACCTTCTTCAATGGTAGAGTTGATCATCTTTTTCCACTCAGCAAAAGGTAATCTATTAGTAGGAAGACATAATTCATCGTCATAAATCAACCTTAATGTTTCCTGGGATTGTTCAATATTATTCATAAGGTTGATCTTTTCTTTCATTGGAGAAAATATATCTGTACGATCAATTAATCCTTGGATAAAGAAAACGATCCTTTGATAGTAATAGGTGAGATCTTGTATTTTTTCTTTATCAAAGAAATTCACTTTATTATCTTCGATCTTCATTTTATCCAAAATCTCCTGGAACTCTTTCTTTCTAGGAAAGAGTCTTTCTGGTACTGTCATTTTATCAGTATAGACCCTATATAAATTCTCTCCATTCCTCATTAAAAAGTAAGGCATCTTATTCTGCTCATCTATTTCTTCCCTACGTCTATCATAAGCATCGTAATAGGTTTTGTTTCTTCGTCTTGGTTTGAATACTACGATTGCTTTCTTCTCTGGTATTAAGATTTCATAATGTTTATCTTTTAGAAGCCATTCATCAAATTGATCAATTTGAGTCCAATCAAGACCTTGATCATCAAGAATACCAACTTCTTCATCCATAAACAATACTTTTTGTCTCAAAGTTAAAGGTTCGTTTTCATCTGCTGTTTGACCAGCTTGCAATTGAAAGAGTTCTTCTTCGATCCCTAAATAAAGTTCGATCACACATATGACTCTCATGATCTTTTCTACTTGTTTTATCATGATACTTAATTGATTGTCAAGTTTCCGTCTCATGATATCAAACTTCTCTTTCATTTCACACAATTGAAAATTAAGCATCTTTTGTAATTGTGTGGTCTTTGATTGTAAGATTTCGATAGAATCTTTCATAGCCAAGAGATTTTCTTTTGAGTTCATAGCTACAAGTTCAGTACTAGCTTCAAAAGAACTTGAAACCTCATAATCTTGGATACCGTTTATTTGAGCATCTAAACCTCTTTTATAAAGATCATCTAAATTTGCAATAGGGGAGTTTAATGAATAATAGTTATTTAGCTCTTTCAAACTAGAATGATAAGGATCAGTCCATTTGTTCTCTACAAATGAAACAAGTCTCTTATATGAAACTAAAAGATATTTTGTAGAAGGATCGTCTTTTCGATATTGTTTTTCCTCAATTTCTTGGATTCGAATGATCTCTTCACCTCTCTTGTCAAAGAAAAGATCTCCAACTTTGATCCCTTCTTTAACCTCTTGAAGTCTATCTCGTTTCAATTGTAGTTCCATGTGTATAATTTAATTTGACCTTTTACTATATTTTAATAACTTCCTCCAAAAGAACTCATCGTGACTCAATCTAAACACTTCTGGATTCAAGAGCAACTCTCCATCTGTAGATGTGTAGAGTTCGTCGTTTAAATAAAAGTCCACTTTACTACCAAAATGATAAAATTCCAACTTATACGTAAGGTTATTTCCACGAAGAGATTTACTCTTTTTTATAAGAGTGCATTGGCTCTTCCACCAAAGATCGTAATCTTCTTTTATATTCCAATTTGTCAACTTTGCCATGATATTGTTTCTTTAATTATACCATAAAGGTCCGACCTTTATTTCAATGGAGCAACTTTTTACAAGATTTTCTTCTTGGATAGGCAAGTTTTTCTAGTTCAGTAGTATTTATCTTTGTAGATATGTGTTTTTCAATCCTATAATAACCCCTTGATTCTCTAGAGATGAAGCCAGCACACATCAACCATCTTATTAATTTCCTGATTGTCGCCTCAGTCAACCCAACTTCCATATAGTAAAGATCAGGGATCTCAAAATGAACCCCAACCCTCTTATTCATCCAATCCCTGATGAGATCGAAACCACTGGCTTCGCCTTTAGCTACTCTTCCCATAATTCCTCTTATTTAATCGTCATTTGTTTAAAATCAAATCTTCTATCAATGTCTTTGAGACTACACGTACTACACTATCCAACCTGAAACACCAATCATCCATAATTTTTTTAGCTCTTTCACCAGCATGACCATTATCATATGCCTCTACTAATATACTTCTCTTATAAGATTTTATCTTACCATTTGATGTTTCGTCGAAATAATTGCAATCACATTTAAAGAAAAACTTCTCTTTCCTTGTTTCTTCATTCAACAAATACAGACCATCAATTTTCAAAAGATCTATAGGGAGTATATCTATATTGTTAGTTGTAAGATTTATGCCCCATTTTGTAGCAAGAGCTTCAGCTTCTGTATAATTGACAGCTTCGATCAATACATGTCTATGATAATTCTTCATTTTACCAGGACGAGGATCTTCTTCGTCCTCATCCCAATAATTTATTGTACAGTCAAAATACATTCTTCTGCCTCCTTTTTCTATTTTATATCTCTTTTTAATTACAATCTAAAGGTCCGACTAAATATTAGTCGGACCAACAGTTAATGACAACATTTTTTCAAAAAAGATATATTTTTCTTTGCAAGTTCAATCTGTTTATCTGTCATACTAAGCTCAAAGTAATCCTTTGGAGTAGGATATCTTACGAATGGATCGTTTTCAAGGTCTAAATCATAGATTGCAGCTAAAATAGGATAACAACTATCAGTTGATCTCATATTCGAGAATCCCTTATACATGAGAAACTCTCGACAATCACTCATACCTAAGCAATGATAGTTCTTTTTATAGATCAAAGGATACTTTTGTAACTCATATACCATTATAATACGTGCGATATCGATATCACTATCCTTTTTCTTTATACCATATACATAAGGTATCGTCTTCTTCGATAAACCAATTGTCGTAACTTCTTTAAACGTAGACATGGCAAACAACAATGATTTGTACTCTGAAACTGTCTGAGCTTGAGGACAAGCAAAGATACCTACACCTTCCATATTAGTTTTTTTCATCTTATTGATGAACCAAACTAGGTTTGAAACTGTTATACTTGAGTTATACAACTCATCTGTTGGAATCACTTCATTAGGAAGGATCTCCTGTGTTAACTCGAATAACTCCTCTTTTTGAATGATTTCACCTTCATCGCCAGCACCGGAATCTAAAATGATAAACTTTCCAGATTCTTTCATTTTTTTAGTAAAAGCTCTGTATTTTTCATTATGTTTATAGAGTTGAGCTAAACAATAAAATCCATCTCCTAACTCGCTCAATTCTAGGTAATTAAGAGGTGGTGTTACAAATGCTTCCATATCAAACTATTTTTAAATTTTCATAATTGTCAATCAAAAATAAAATAAGTTCATCTAAACCAAGTTTTCTTTCTTGAAGTTCAACTTGTGTAAACGACAATAACTTATCTTTATCAGCATTTCGTTTATCAAAACGTTCTCTTCTCTCTGTTGTCGTTGGATTTAGAAGGATCCTATCGATATTGACCATATATGGACCAAAAAATTTTTCAAAAGCTAAAAACAAACTTTTCTGTCTGATCCCCACGATATATACTGTATCTATCTCTGGATTAGATTCTAATTTTTTAATGATAAAATTAAATATCGCTTGATCTAATGATCCTTGAAAGATCCTCTCTTCTTGCTTTTTCAAGATCCTTACTACTTCACCAATCTCAAATATGAAGGTTTTTTGATTGAGCTTTTGAGAAGTCAGATGTTTGATCAAATTGTCAATGTAAGTTGTCTTACCAGAACAAACCCTACCGAATACATAAGTTACATTCTTGATATTTGAAGGGAATTTCAACTTTTCTTCTTTCTTGTATTCAATATCGTCGTCACAATAACATTCTCCATCTTCAAGAGAGACTAAAGCATAATTTTCATCATCTTCACTAACTTTCACGCTATCAGCGTGAAAAGCGTGCATCAAATCCTTAGCGATCATTTCACAAGACATCTTACCGAAATCCAACGCATTAAGAGCTTCTTGATAATATTTCGAGTGTAAATATTCGATCACTTCTCTTTTTAATAGAATAAACTCCTTATCTCTATTGTCATGTTTCACAGAGACTCTTACTTCAATATGAAACATATGTCTATGAGGGTACTCCAAGAACTTCACCGACAGACCATGTTTCTCGCTTGCATTCAAATAATAATGCATCCCTTCTACACTCAACTTAACACCTATAATTGTTTTCATATTTTTAATTTTTAAATATAAAATCCTGGATATGACTTTTCTCTTCTTCAATAGAAATCTTAGGAAATTCTTCTTTCTTCAGAAGAAGTTTACGCATTCTTATACTACGTATTGACCGAAACAATTCTTTAGGATTCATATCGTTAATATCGGTAATCGAATGTTCTCCTAGCTCTTGGAGAGCTTCTTCAATTGTTTCCAATGCTTCTTGTTCGTTACTATTTACATAGTCTTCGATAAACTCACGTAACGAAAGGCTTTTAATCTTTTTAATTTCCATAATCTTAATAAGTTATTTTGAATCTGTTTTTAGCTCTTTCTTTCGAAATACCATACATCTTACAATAATCTTTCTTTTTCTTTTGAAGGATCGGGAATGAACCCTCTACAAGAACTTTTCCATCAAGTAATAATTTCCCGATCTTCTCTCCTCGAATGTTTGGATCTTTCTTCTTTATCGGAAGATCCCATTGATTCTTGTGGTATACGAATCTCTTTAACTCTTCTTCCATCGTTTCGAATTTTTGTGATCATAAATTGTATCTCTCCTATTTTCAAATTTTCTATATTAAACATTTATTTCTTTGATATAAAGATAGCTCTAATTTTACAAAGATACAAACATTGTATCTAAAATTAGAGCTACCACTGATTAATAATGAACCTATTTAAATACTACATTTTCCACCCATACATGCAGTAGCTACATCACTACCTGCATCTCTAATCTCATGTTCCCATCTAATAGATTGCCACTCGATTGATTCTTTGTTCTTAATTTTTTGCCAAGTGTGAAAAATATTTACATGTTTTAAACAATTAGCACACAACTGTTCATTTCCATTGAAATAATTGATGGCAAATTTTTTAAACCTTCTTACCCAGTCTTTTCTCATATCGACTTTATGTTGCAAATAAGAAGAAATAGTGTTTACATCGCTTATATGAATACCATCTATATTCACTAGGAGTTTACCATTCTCAAGATGTTTCTTGATAAATGCCAAGAGATACTCATCTGAAAACACCAAGAGATTATCTGCACGTCCTTGTGCTGCGTTACATGCAGTCCATATATCTCCAAATACTTGCAATCCATCCACAATCAAACCAGATGAAAGAATAGCACCTTGACCATAAGTCTCAGCTAATTCTTTTTCGTTTAAATAGGAAGTATATGGTGCTTGTGGATAATCTAAATCACCGCTCTCTGGTAAGAAACTCAAACCACAGAATCCTTTCTTGTGATCCCATATCCAATCAGCGACTTTCTCCCATTCGTCATCCTTAACAGAGACAGTGCAACTTACATTCATACGGATCTTAGGATTCTTTTTCGTAGAAGGATGATCCCAATTTGTACCATTCTCTATCCAATTCATTTTAGTGGAATAGATTCTTTTTAAGAAATCTATTGTAGAGAAATCTACTCGTACCATTGTATTCTCATCTAGTTCCACAGGAAAAGAGATTACACTTTCATTCTTGGGATTCCAGAATGATTTAGAAATTATTTCTGGATGAACCTTTTGAATCTCTTGAAAAGCTTGTTCATTGTTGTTTGCTTGTATATTCCTGATATATTTCCGGAAATGATAGGCATGTATACCAGATCCACAACCAAGTAATTGTGATGCATTGCCAGATGGTTTTATGACAGTTGTCCTAGCTGCTGGATTGATTCCAATGATATCCGCTACTAATTGATTAGTTTTCTTAACTATCTCTGCACCATTTCTCTGAATAGTCTCGTTAAATAATATTGTAGGATTGTCTGCCATTCCTGTAATACCAACTCCAATCAAAGCATCTCTCTCAGCGATCTTCTTAGAAGCATTTGTCAAAACAGGAAAATCTGTATATGCTGCCTGAAATGTGCCTAATATAGCTGCTGCTTCACACGCTTTATAAAACTCTTCCTCTGTTTTAATACGTGCACCATTAATTTCACAAAGATTACAATAACCCCAACCATATTCAATACTTCCATCTTCATTCTCATATTTAGGGACCATCGATACCTCGCAATTGTGAACAACTACTCCTTCACTGTATAAGTAATCTTCTTCGCCTTTTGTGATAATTATGAAATTATGTTCTGGAGCTTCTACCGATATATCAAAGACTTCTTTTTCTTCTGTTAATGAAATAATATCAATTACACTAACATCGTCTTTTAAATAAGATTTATCTTCGATTGACTTTTCTACAATCTCTCTATGATCTATATGCTCTTGATATTCTTCAATCCCTAAAACAATCTTTTTAAATTTAGACCAGGAACCATCGAATCTATTCTTTGAAAAATTCAAAGGAAAACGAGAATCTAATTCTATGCAATTCTTGCGAGTCAAAAGTAAACCCGAAGAAAGCACCTTCTTTCCTATCTCAATCAAATCCTTATTAGATAATCCCTTGAAATTATTATTTTTTTCAAGAGTTCCATTGATAGAACTGTTCAACTTCCTTCTTACTCTTTCTTCTTCTGTGAGTTTTTCAATTTGATTAGGATTATTGATTCCTTTACGTCTCTCAGAAGTCTTATTTAAATGATCTTCTCTTGATAAAAGTTGAAGATTATCAATGAAATCTCCTCCATCATCATCGATATGATCGATTTCATAACCCTCTGGTTTTTGTCCATTCAAAAATTCCCATAACATTCTGTATTGTCTTGCGTGTCCATCTGAAAAACTATTGATCGTCCTGTATTTGACACTTTTTGTCGTAAAGAATTTTGACAACGTCAATCCTAGACTATCTTTCGCTTCAACCCACCTTCCATCTTTAGTTAAAAGGTTGTGATCTTCTGTACATTCAAAACTACTTCCGTTAGAAAGAATTACTTTTATTGTTTTCTTGAAACCTCTTGAAAAAGCAATACCATTTGTGATCTTTATTTTTCCACTTTTGCTTTTATAAAAAAGTGGAAAAGGTTCATCTTCTTCTGAAAGCTCTTTTATACTTACAGCGTTTCTCCCGTCTGCTACAGCAACTAAAGTGTCTCCACTGAAACAACAAGGATTAAGCACTTGATCAGGATGAGAAAGGAAGATTATACCTGGCTCACCATATTCTTTAACATATTTCATGATCTTCAAATATTCCTCCTTTGGAGTGTCTTCAAAAATCACAGCAGAGTTATTACATCGACATAACTCAGGATACATCTGAAACCAATTCCCAGTCTTACAAGAGAGCATTTCAATATCATCGATATCAAACAAAGCAATCATTGCACTTCTTCTAATGCCACCACTAATTACTGCATCAGCTATAATACATGTAATATAATGCAACTCAAAAGGTCTTAACTTTCTATTGTTTACTTTATCTAAGATTGTTTTGATTTTAGAGTGACACACTTTTAATGGTTCTGGACCTGGTGCTTTAAAACCACCAGATATAAACGAACCTTCTGGTCTTATCTGTGAATAATCAAATTCAATGACAGGAAGGTTGTAGTAATAGTGTTCGATTAACATACCAACTGATCGTGCCCATCCTTCAATAGAATCAGGTATTTCAAACACAACTTTTTTAGAAGAGTCTACACCTTTCATTACCGGAAGTTGTTCTGTGTGTACCTTTTGAACGGAATAACCAGTACCTTCTCCACTTAACAAAGACTCCATACACTCTTCAAAGAAAGCAACCCTATTTAAATAGGAAGACGTGCAATTGTATAATCTCAGATGATTTTTTAGAAGTTGTTCACCTCCATATTGAAGAGCTCTTTGAGAACCAAGTATCAATCTGTTTTCATATGCTGACCAAGCAGTATTGAATACTTTCAAAAAAGCCTCTCTTTTTTCTTCTGTAATCTTATTTTCAAAGAAAGACCAATGCATTTGCATAACTCTAGAAATAGACTCCTCCCAAGATTCTTTAGTACCATCCTCTTTTACACGAGAATATTTACTATAAAAGATGTAGTCACTGATTATATTGCGACTATCAACTCGTTCTTCTTCTAACATAAAACTAATCTTTTGGTAAAATTAAACATATCGGCACAGCAGGCCAAGATAACACAAGTGCTAAATTGTCTTTCTGTGCTAAATTATATCTATCAATAATAGCATTAAAGATACTTCTTTTTATGTATAATTCCATAGGCTTAGGTTTGTAATTCTTATCTTTTTGAAGAGATAATTTTTGAATCTGCATATATATTGAAAGAGCTTCTTCACAAGGAAGAATAGGTTCTAATTCTTCGATCTTATTAGCATTTAAAAGAGTAACCCTAACTTGTTTATATTCTACCCCAAGAAATTTCTCCTTGGGGATTGGAATATATAATTTTGCTTTCTTCTGTTTCATAAATCTATATTAAAAAGAACGGAATAAAACATGAAGTAAAACACATGGACCTTCAAGTTTAAATAATCTACCATCTATTGTTGAATAAAGAAGATTATTTAAACTAATAATTAATTGACCTTTCTTAATTATCATTCGTTTACCTGTACGAAAATCTCTTGCCTCACAATTTCGTGATATTATATAACCACGACAATCAATTTCGTTTTTATTCTTTTTCATATTTATAATTTGATTTATTTTATTGTTATACAATTCATTATACTCTTCTCTTGTCAACTGACGTGCATTATCTGGCATTATATCTTTAAAAACATCCGGAATATCACCCTGATGCCAACAATTGTTAGACGTAAGAAGTATCTTTTTATTTCCTTCTGTCTTCTCAAAATACAACCGTCTACCTCCACAACCCAAACCCCAACCAGTACCAACTTTTTTCACTTCTTCTCCTAATATCCAACTAGAACCGTTTACTCGAATCCATCGAGGATTATCTTTATTTTCATTGTAAAGATCTTGCCAAAAAGAACAATAATAACACCAATCATTCTTTTCCATTATATCACGAATAGGACAATTCACGTATTCAGTAGGATCTACGTTTTCTTCACTTCCACATTTTAAACAAACTTTCTTTTCCATAACTTTATTCGTTTATATATAACAATATATTAGTTCTTTTCTTGCTCTTGTTATAGCGACAAATCGTAAACATCTTTCTGCATATAATGCTCTTTCTGTTTTAGCATGTTCACTTGGAATAAGGTCTTGATTTAAGAAAAATACACGATCTGCTTCCAAGCCTTTACTTTTGTGACAAGTACAAAGAACAATACCTTTGACATCTTCTACAAAGATTTCGTTTACAGTTGATTTTAACTCTTCTATACTACCTAGAAAACGATTATAGAGTATATGTAAGATCTTACACTTCTCTTCTAAAGCTATGTAACTAGGGTTATTCACTGCTGCTGCCCTAGTTATACCTTTTTCCATTAACTTTTTGAGTTTTTCATCTAAAAGATCGTCAAGTTCAGTAATGTTTGTTATTTTCCCTAGGAGAGATTGAAGAGCTTCTCCTAAATCCTTACCTTTGATCGTAGCTTTCTTTTTTGCTTCTAAAAATTTCAAGAAGGCTTCAACAAGAGGGATATTGTTTCTACATAGAACAAAATCACCACTTTCTGCTTCTAGTAGTTTACCTTCTCTTACGACACCATCAATAGCATTTGGTGAAAATTGTATGTCGTTAGGAAAGACTTTTTGAGCTTCTTTGACAATATTCTTAGCACATCTATATGTGACACTTAATGGTAAGGTTGTCGTATTAGGAAGGTTTTGAAAATAACTGAAATTATCTACACTTGCTCCTTGAAAAGCATAGATTGCTTGAGAAAAGTCACCTACTATCATAAAACGACCTCTTGGTTTTAAGAGTCTCAATGCAAATTCTCTTTGTAAGACGTTCAAATCTTGACCTTCATCAAGAAATAACACGTCATATTTTGGTAGATTTAAAGGGTCTATTAATTTGTAGACGAGATATAACATATCAGTGAAATCTAAGACAAACTCTCCACCAGAAGAAATTTTCCTAGCATTTTTCATCCATTCCTTTTCAATATCAATAATATCTTGAATCATTCTTTCTTTAAATTCAATCTCTTTCTCTAAACAAATCATAGGAATAGAAGATTCGTAATCGTCAAATAAATTAACCCTTATTTGATTCCAAATCTCTTGAAGGTTAAACAAATATTTTTGACGTTGATTCGCTGGGATTTCATCTTCAATCTTCAAGATCTTTATCCCGATACTGAAAGTCTTGTTTTCACTTATTTTTGGTTTAAAATTGAAATTTTTTAATAAGATCTTGAAACCTTTACTGTGAAAAGTAGATGTTTCAAAATGTTCTGGCACTTTAGCCTTTAATTCTTCAGCAATACTCTTATTAAATGCCATAAAGATAGATCTTCTCATTGGAGAAGTCCTTTTAGCACATTCAACCATCACTGTCGTCTTACTTCCTCCTGCAGTCGCCTTAACAAATATATTTGACCTAGAATTCTCATAAGTATCAAATATATTCTTTTGCAACTCACTCCATTCTTTTCTTACCATATTTTACGAATTTATAAAGTTTTCCACAACCAAATTGATTTACATGCTTTATCCCAAATAAAAGCATGAGATCCGTCTTCCTTACCTAAAAGATCAAACCAAGCCCTTGCCTCACTTGAAGTTTTTGCTTCTATAATGTTTCTGGGATGTTGATTTAAAAAAACCTGTATATATCTATTTAATGCAACAGATCCCGAATGAAGACTAAAACTCGGCAAATTACAAACTAACCAACCAACTGTGTATCTATACTGTCCCATATTTATCTTCTTTAAATACCTTGAACCCCTTATAATCTGAAAGAATATCAGCAACATGATTGCCATACACGATAGGATCGTTAATATTTTTTTGATGTCCTCTGATCCATTTGAAACGAACTGTAAGATGTTTATGTTCATCTAATTCTTTGGAAAATTCTTTCCACAGATCCAAATTTGAACAATCAGAGAAATCACCTGTTTTCCAATCGAAAGCGTGATTTTTGATAAAGTTGACTACATTTTCTCGATCTATGTAAAAGGTAGCATTACATCTGACATTTTTCTTGATTGCTCTTAATGCCATTAAAATAGCATATATTTCTCTTCTTTCGATTGTTGTATTAGAATAACCCCAATCTTCCCTTAAGAAGTATTCTTTGTCTTTAAACTTAATATAAGCTCCACTTCCACCTTGTCTTGTTTTCCAATAACAAGACCCATCTGTCCATATTTCAAGTTTATATCTTTCCATAATTATTTTTAACACTTATAAAGATACAACGTTTGTATCTATTATCCAACTATCTGGGACGATAACTATTGATCAAAGCAAGTGAAAAATCATCTTCTATCCCCCTATTTACTATATCTGTTACACTTTTCTTCTCCTTCAAAAATTCCCATGATTTTTCATCTATTGTTTCTCTACTTAACAGGTAATAAATATTTATAGATGATCTTTGACCATCTCTTTCCAACCTGCTCACAGCTTGACTAAGATCAGTGGATTTATTAGGAAGTTCGATTATCATTGCATTGGAGCAAACTTCTTGTAATCCATCCACTCCTGTTCCAATACACTGGATATTAGCAAATAAAATCTGAATCTTTGGATCGGTCTTAAAACTTTCTAAAATTTCATCTCTTTTCTTTGACAATGTTTCACCTGTAATTAATCGACTGTTAGAAAACTTCTTATGTAATTCTTTTAATGGTTCTTTCAAACAGCCAAAAACAACGACTTTTTCATCTTCATTACTCTCACACCAATCTTTAATAAAAGAAATTATATCTTTCGTTTTCCCTTCTATTGATAATTTCTTTAATAAATTTAATTTTACCAAATGCTCTGCTCTAAGAGCAGCATCTACTTTCTCTTCATCGGCTAAAGATAAAAATTCTATTAAATCTTTTTCAGCTTCTCTATATATCTTTTTATTGTTGATATTACATTCTATCAACTCGTCATTAATAGGAGGTAATTCAAGTAAAACATCTCTTTTTTCTTTTCTGAAATAACAATAATGAGTTAATATATCATTGAGTTCTTTCATATTACAAGCGTCTTTAGTATTCCAACCAAATTGGGTGTATTTTGCATTACAATATCTAAGACGGTAATAATTTTCATCAGGAAAAATTTCCTTGAAACGATCGATTACTTTCAATATATTGATAAGTTCTTCAGGTCTATTCAATATCAATGTACCACTTAATCCAAGTATTGTAGGGATGTGTTTCGCTATCTTCACAAAAGCCTTACTTCTTAAAGCCTTATCATTCTTTAAAAAATGAATCTCATCACCTACCATCAATTGAAACTTGATCTTTAAAAGTTCTTGAAATTTGATCTTTAAATCACCTGTTTCTTTATCTTTATTACCAAGTATATCGTAATTAATAACATACACATCAGAATCAATATCTATTTCTTTATTAGTGCTATTAATAATAGTTACCTTCCGGTTTGGATTACATCTAGACCATTCTCTCTTCCAACCACTTTTCACGCTAGAAGGGCATACGATCAAAGCAGGAAACGTATCAAGAAATTCGCAATAACAAATAGTGATAGTTGTTTTCCCTGTTCCACAATCTGACCCATTAATACAGTTGCCATGATTCATCATATAATACAAAGCGTCAATTTGATAGTTCCTTGGTACTCTCTTCAACTGTAATTCAGGTAACAAATCTTCTATATCCCTTTTAGAAATTACTTCGTCAATAGGTTTCTTTTTAATCTCACATTCTCTTTCTAAAGTAAATCCATTGACTTCTTCAAATCCATATTTTTTCAAAAAAGTCATTACAAGAGTTAGATTGATAAGATCAACCTCCAAATACCACTCTTTATTAGCTGTATTATATTTAGCTTTCAACTCTTTTCTCATAATATCAACTAGGGTTCGATTGTAGTCGAACCCTATATAATAATATCCCTTACTCTTGTAATAGTATCTTTTCATATCTTTTATTTGAGGTATATAATAATATCCCTTACTTCTCGTTTTTTCTCATCGAAAATAAATTGACGACCAGTAACCTTTCTCAATCTACTTTTGCCGTTATTCTGAAATACGATCTCATCACCTACTGAAGGTATTAATAGATCTTCTTTTCTAACCAACGTTTTATTGATCTCTTCAATATTTTCAATGTCTTTATAAACTACTCCAATCATAATCCATTTATTTTAAATTATCCAACAAACCTTCAAAACCATCCTTTGTAAAGATAGGAATCTTTAATTCTTGAGCTCTCTGCATCTTAGATGATGTACCAGACAAATCTTTTACAACCAAATGAGTTGTATTGCCAGAAACTCCACTTGCTACTTTATGACCAAGATTAATCAATCTTTGCTCTAATTCTTTATCTCGGAAACCTGTGAAACATACATTCATTTGTTGATCAGCAGGAACGATTTTCACTAAACTCCTAAAATAAGCTATATTGATAGAATCAGGTTCAAGATCCCTAAACACCTCTATCCCATTGTTGAAAACTTTAGCTGTTTTCTCTGCCACTCCTTTTATGCATAACAAATGTTCGATAGGTACTGGCTCAAGATCCTTAACGCAATTCAAAGCTGTATCTGACATATTATCTAAGATCATTTGACATGTCTTTTCAGCCATCACCCCATTGAAAACATTGTTAGCCGTCAATAACTTCGCAAAACCAACACCTTTGGTTTTATAACCATCAAACTGAGAACTTAATTTCTCAGCTAAAGAGATACCAATACCTTCGATTTGTATCATTTCTTCTTTACTCAAAGAAAGGATAGATCGTTTCGTAGTATATCCTGCCTCATAAAACTTGGTGATCGTTGGTTCTCTGAATTCTTCAGTACCAAGCACTGAAAAGAAAAAGACAAGTTCTGCAATTTTAGAAGCGTAACACGCTTCGTTTGTACAGATTAATTCTGTGAAAGTCTCATCCCATTTCAATTGCTTACCACAAGCTGGACAAACCATCATATCATCACACATAATCTTAAAACTTTCACTATTGTATTTGATGGTTTTAAGGTGTTTAGGAATCACATCACCACTTCTTGCTATAGTTACCATAGCACCTTTACAGATGTTGTTATCACAAATATATTTAGCGTTATGTCCAGTCGCACGACATACAGTAGCTCCACATAAATCAATAGGATCGACGATAATAACTGGCTTAGCCTTTTTATCCTTTGAAATTTTCCATTCTATATCGACGACTTTTGTATCAGCTCTTTCAGACCATTCTGGATTCTTATAAGCTATTGAATACCTAGGATTCATGTTAGGTAATCTACCTAATTCCTTTCTGACCTTAGCATCATTCAATTCAATGACCAAACCATCGCACTTATATTCTTGCGACATTTTCTCAAACATACGATCTAAAAGCTCTCGAACTTTTTCTTGAGGATTTAAAAAGTTAGCTCCCG